CGTAGGTGGAGATCAAAAGATTGTTGTAAACGCTGCCGACTCGATTACTGTGACAGCTTCACAGGCATCAGCCGCTGACGTTACCCTGTCTGTACTGGAGATCACCTGATGGCTCTAAGTAAAATCGGAAAAAATCAAGTAGATCAGTCCGCTTCCCTTACGGTAGATAGCGACCTCACAGTTGACACCAATACGCTTGTTGTTGACAGCACAAATAATCGGGTGGGCATCGGAGATAACAACCCAACCCAAGCACTTAGTGTAGGTGGGCATATTAAAGTAGACGCTGGCTTAACAGGTTATATCCTAGGGCCAACAGGAGAAATGCTGGTTGGCGAAGATGGCACGGGTTTTTTTCTAGGCACTGGTTTCGGTGCTAATCCGAATATTCCATTCTACATAGGTCACGCCAACACAGCATCATATAACTTCCGAATGGGAGGGAGTGGTGGCGGTAATAATGTCCTTGCGATTGACAGTTCAGGCCGTGTGACTATGCCGTATCAGCCAGCGTTTTGTGCGCAGGCTTCAGGGGGCTATCAAACAACTAGTCCAATTCCCTTTACTTCTGCAAAAGTAAATACAGGTGGTCATTTCAATACATCAACTTACCTATTTACTGCGCCAATAGCAGGGCGATACCTTTTTACTCTGCATATTTATTTTGATAACAACACAAGTGCTGATGGCTACCCAAGGTTCGTAGTAAACGGCTCATATAACCACGGATATGCTTATATGCAAGGAAATAGTGATGGAGATAAAACATCTTCTATGACCACGATGATATCGTTAGCCGCCGGCGATTCTATTCAAGTTACATATTCAGGTGGTGGGTTGCAATATTATGGCGGGGCAGATGAAACTCAATTCACTGGGTTTCTAATCGGTTAACTCAACGGAGTAAAAACAATGACACAAACAATCACAATCGAACTGACAGATACTCAGTTCAAAGGCTTAGAATACGCTGCATTGTCTCCGTCTGATTGGGCTGAGAACGCAGTGACTGAACGTGCAAGGATTGCCAATGACGAAATTGTATCTATCTACACTAACCGTGCGCTAGATGAGGGGGTGCAGATTCCAGCTACTCGTGAACTTATCGTGGCTGACGCATTTACACGCGGGTGGGTTAAGACCGCCGAGCAGCGTAACGCCGAAGCAGAAGCCAACTTACCGGAGTAAATAATGGGATACATAGGCACTCCAGTTCAGCAAGCATTAACCAAGACAACAAGTCAGTATTTTAACGGCACTGGTTCGCAGACCGTGTTTACGCTTAACCGCGCCGTAAACGTGCCTGAAGACCTAGAAGTGTTTGTTAACAACATTCAGCAGGAGCCGGGAGTTGGCAAGTCGTACACAGCAACTGGTACGACCCTGACCTTTGACGCCGCGCCCTCATCTGGCACAGGTAACATCTATGTTATCTATCGCGGCTTGGCAGAGGTAACGCGCCGCTTAGAGCATGATTCGGGAAATCCGCTTGCCGCTACGACAGGTACATTTAGTGACGGAATAACAGTAGACAAAAATGGAGCCACAGTAGCTACTTTTGACAGGGCTACGAGTGATGGCAGCATTGTAGACTTCCAGAAAAGCGGCACCACTGTGGGTGATATTGGGGTCAATAACGGCGACAACCTAAGAATACAAGGTAACTCAGCTCATTCAGGAATTGAATTTGGAACTAATGCAATATTCCCACATAAAAATAGTTCAAATGTAGATGCTACCATTGATTTGGGAGAAAGCACCCTTCGTTGGAAAGACCTCTACATCTCTGGCGGTGTAGTCTTTGGCACTGGTGGCCCTTCCCCTATCACAAGCAATACGCTGGATGACTATGAGGAGGGTACTCACAATGTGACTGACCTTTCTGGTGCTGGTCTGAGTATTATAACGAACCGTTCTTATTATGTGAAAATAGGTTCGATAGTGAACTTTCAGGCTTCAATAAATGTTCCATCAAACTCAAATAGTAATAGTTTACAACTTTCTCTACCGTTTAGTTCAAATATTGGTGGTTTCTTTGCTGGAACAGGTGTGCTGGGGTATAGCACTATATCCAGTAGTTCATTTCCAGACCTTTCACCTATGGTAAATAATAGTGGCTCTAACATTATTTTCTACTGGGGAAATGCGTCTGGTTTTTCAAACGCAGATGCGTCTGGACATAGAATAGATTTTTGGGTTCAATGGCAACGAACATAATAACCTGATTGGATTATCAGGTCGGACAGTCCATCCATAGGAGATAAAAATGGCATTAACAGAAGAAACACAACAAGACAAAATCGAAATCGTAGGCGACTACAAGCACGTTCAAGTACGCACTGCAACGGTTATCAAGCGGGACGGCGTTGAGATTAGCCGTAGCTTTCATCGGCACGTTGTAGCCCCTGACACTGATATCACAGGTGAGAGCGCCGAGGTTCGAGCTATTTGCACCGCTGTGCATACAGATGCTATAAAAGAAGCATACGCCGCGCATTTAGCCGCGCAGGTTTCACCGGAGTAAACAGATGCCGATAAGCACCATTAATACAAACAGTATTGCAGACGATGCCGTTACCGTACCAAAGGTAACGGATCAGGTGCTTACGCACAGGAATCTCATCATCAATGGTGCGATGCAGGTGGCACAGCGGGGTACGAGTGGGTCTATTTCAACAGGTAATCCAAATTATGCTTCAATAGATAGATTTAAGACTGAAGCATATGACGCTGATCAATTTGTTGGAACTTGGACGCAAGTCACAGATGCTCCTACAGGTTTTTCATATTCTGGAAAGTGGACAACAACAACCGCAGAATCAGCAATTGACGCTAGTGAACTTTTTGATGTAAGGCATGTTATTGAGGCACAAAATGTTACACATTTAAATTATGGATCAGTTGATGCAAAAACTGGCACTTTATCTTTTTGGGTAAAATCTTCTGTGACAGGAACTTTTACCGTTAATGTATATAATATGGATTCAAACAGACACCTTCCAAAAGAGTATACAATAGACTCTGCTAACACATGGGAAAAAAAGATAATAACTGTAATAGGAGATACAGGCGGCAACAATTTTGCCAATGACAATGGTCCCGGACTACAATTTACTTGGAACTTAGCGGCGGGGAGTGCTTATAGTGGAACCCCTGTTACAGGATCGTGGGCAGCATATTCTGGGCCTGCTTGGGCGGGAGCAAACCAATCAAACGCTGTGGGAACAACTCTTAATGCAACATGGCAACTTACAGGCGTTCAATTTGAAGTAGGCGATACAGCCACGCCGTTTGAACACCGCAGCTATGGCGAGGAACTGTCGTTGTGTCAGAGGTATTATGAAAAATGTGGCGCTGGTATTGTAGGCGGCACTTCTTCCAATACGACTGCGTGGAACAGCGGCATAGCCTTTAAAGTAGAAAAAAGGGCGACCCCATCCGTTATTCATTTAGCTAATTTCACCGCCATAACCCCCGGTTCAAACACACATACAGTAAGTGTTAGCACAATGCAGTACTCTACTACATGGGGGGCGTGTTTAACCCATACAGCGACTGGGAGCGCGGGTAGCAACCAATGTTGGTTGTACTTCGAATCCAGTAACAACATTGCCTTTGATGCGGAGTTATAACGATGAATGAAATAAACATTGAATCGGCGGTTTACTCCGTAGACTTTGAAGGCAACAACTGCTCCATCAACGCAACCATTGACGGTATCCGGGTGTCAGTACCTCTTGACCCAGCCAACCGTCACTACGCCGAAATCTCGCGTCAGGTTGAAGCGGGTGAATTAACTATACAGGAAGCTGATTAATGGCATACATAGGATCAGAGCCAAATTATGGAACGGTAGCTTCCCAGCGCTTTACGGGCGATGGGTCAACGACCTCGTTTGGCCTGACCCAGACTGTTCCAGACGGTGAGTCAATCATAGTCACTATCGGCAACGTGGTTCAAGAACCGGGGGCCTCGGCTGCATATACGGCATCCGGCAACACCCTAGCCTTTAGCGCCGCACCGGCTAACGGTGATGTGATTATGGTGCGCTACCTTGGGCGTTCTATTGACACGCCATCTAGCTACACCAACGTCATCCGGTTTAAGTATGTGGCTACAGCCAGCCAGACAGTCTTTACTGGTGCGGACATTAACAGCGCCATTCTGGCGTTTAGCGGCCCTGTTGTAGATGTGTTTTTAAACGGTGTGCATCTGGACGAAACAGACTATACTATCAGCAACGGCGACACGGTTACTTTAGCCACTGGCGCTACACTGAATGACGAGATTGTAATTATAGCCTACCGCGCCCAGACCTTTGCGGATGTGGTGGCAGCGTCAACTGGGGGAACTTTTGCTGGCGGCATAACCGCGCCGAACTTCCAGACGACAGTAACGAAGGTACATACGGCTGTGTTCCGCACCAACAACCAGACGGTTACGCAGAACACGACAATTGCCACGGCAGAAAATGCGCTGGCTATTGGCCCACTGACCATAGACCCATCAGCCACAATCACGGTTGACGGCAACTTAACAATACTGTGAGGCATAGATGGCTTCTATATTAAATGTAGACCAAATCAATAATGCGGCGGGTACGTCTGCTGTCACGATTGACGCAAGCACAGGCAAGCCATCGTTTCCGAATGGTGCGACACTGCCAGCGGGTAGTGTGGTTCAGATGCAAAATTCTTTTGGAGACACCACAATCGCTATTGCTAATAGTGGTACTGGCAGAATTTATGCCGACCTTTTAACAATTTCATACACCCCAATATCCTCTTCAAATAAAATTGTTTTACTTGGAACCAGCGGGTTTACCTCTAATAGTTCCGAAACAGTGAGGGGTGCTTTTGGTATTATTTTTGAAGTTAATGGCATTAACCACGGTTTTGGCGCTTACCCGTGGTATGATGGCGCTCTTGTATATCCGGCATACCCGCCAGATACAACAATTTCAAAAACCGTAGAGGTTCCTACTGGAAGCTCTTTTGATATAAAGCTCAAAGGGTATTCATATAACGAATTAGTAGACACTATGACTCCGAGATTCTTTACATACTCATTGACCGTTATGGAGATTGCACAATGAGTACGCTCTATGTCGATACCATTAACGAGAAGACCAGCGGCAACGGTGTGCAGATTCCGGGTCATGTGGTTCAGGTTCAATATCGCGCTGTACCAAACAATGGATTTACTACTACTAGTAGTTCTATGACAGATGTAACCGATTGGTATGTAGATATAACGCCAAAATTCTCCAACAGTATCTTAGTTTGGCAAACTACAATTACCCTACTATTAGACAATGCTAATGCCTATGGCAGATTTAGGATTGTAGATTCAAATAATGGCGACACACAATGGAGCAGTAACAACTATATGGGTAGTTCTTCATATAACCAGCCTGTAAATACAATGCTTGACTATCCATTTCTTCACGCGAACACAGCCGGGACAACAAGTTCAATGCGACTACAATTTCAAGTGCAAGTAAACTCTGGGGGAACACTAAACAACGCTTGGTCAAGTTCGGATAATAGAATAGTTATGGTAACGGAGATCGCTCAATGACCTCGATATTGAAAGTCTCCGAGATCCAAGACCCAACGAACAGCAACACCGCGCTGACGATTAACAGCAGCGGTATCGTTACGCCAAAAGTGCCTGTTTTGTCAATTGGGGCGTGGTCGGGTACACAAAGCATTTCTAGTGGTGTTTGGACAGGAATTGATTGGTCTACACACGCAACTGTCCAAGCGGACAACACCAGCACTTGGGACAGTGCAAACGAAAGATGGCAACCAAATGTTGCGGGCTACTATTTTTGCACTTTAATCACTGCATCTGGGTCGGGAACTATACGCGCAGTGGGTGCAAGATTAACAAAGAATGGAAGCGTATATGCTGAAAACGTCATTTGGCTTGCGAGTGAATCTTATGGCGATGACCTTACCTGCACTACCCAAGCGTTAATCCCTATGAACGGAACCACTGATTATCTGGGTGCAGAAGCGTACATTTATGACAGCGTTGCAGGTAGTGATAATCTGCTTTCATACACGCGCCATGACTGCTTTTTAGTCAGCGCACTTTAATAGGAGTAAAAACAAAATGGCATCAATATCAGAGGCTCTGACCGAACTAGGCATCACCGAATGGGTGTTGCGTGGTGAGCCAACAAATGAAGCAGAATTCAACGAGATGTTCCGTAAAGTCACCGGAGCAGACGCTAATGGTTCAGCAATCGAAAGCAGCAACGTAGCTGACTGGGGATGTAGCTGGGCAACCGTCAACGCAAAGCTAACCGAGCTTAATGCAGCGGAGCCTTTGAAGCTGTTGCGCGCCGAGCGTGACCGCTTGATTGCGGCTACCGACTGGTGGGCATCGTCTGACCTTACAATGAGCGCCGAGCGTACAGCATACCGTCAGGCACTGCGTGACATCACTGACAGCTACACCTCACTTGACGATGTTGTGTGGCCTACAAAGCCGGAGTAAGTAAATGAGCCGTGCAAGAGACCTAGCCGATTTAGGTGGTAGCGCAGATGCTGGTGGCCTGACAGGACGCAACCTCATCATCAACGGTGCGATGCAGGTGGCACAGCGGGGGACGAGTGTTACTGGCTATACTGATGGGTCAGGTCAAACTTATGTTGCTGACAGGTGGAAAATTCAGGAATATGGCGCTCCGGCTGCTCAATATACAATCACACAAAATGACATTGCTTCGGAAAATATACCCTTTAGCAAGTCATTAAAATTTGCTTGCACTGCTACAGAAACATCCAGTTCTTATCTTTTTAGAACAAGATATGATATTGAGGGTCAAGATTGTCAAATCCTTCAATATGGAACATCTGATGCGAAAGATGTAACGCTTTCTTTTTGGGTAAAATCTAACCTAACAGGCGTTATTAGTGGTTTTCTTTATAATTATGCCAATAATAAGATTATTGGGTGGGAGGCTAGTATAACTTCAGCGGATACTTGGGAGCGTAAGACTGTAACAATTCCCCCCGATTCAAATACTGTATTTGATGATAATACTACCGGACTTAGTATGGCTTTTACATTTTCTTCTGATTCAAGTTGGAGCAGTTCTTGGAGTACCACTTCTTGGCAAACCTACGCAAATACTAATCATACTTCTCCAAGTAATATTAATCTCGGAAGTTCGACAAGCAACTATCTTGAGTTGACAGGCATCCAGCTAGAAGTAGGCGACACAGCCACGCCGTTTGAACACCGCAGCTATGGCAATGAGTTGGCTAGGTGTCAGAGGTATTACTGGGCGGCACAAAAACTAAACCAAGTTGATGGCAATATTGGTGGTATCGCTATGGCTTATGGTGCTAATAGTGTATATTGGCCTATAATATTTCCAACAACAATGAGGACAACACCTTCAGTAGCTTCTGGAGGGACGTGGAGAACCCGGCAAAACAACTTGTACACGTTTACTGCGGCCTTTGGCTATCAACAATCGGGTATAAGTGGTGTAATCCTATCACAAGGTGCAACAGGCAACGCTGCCGCTTCTGTGTTTTGGGTAGAGCCAAATGATGGTACTGCCTTCCTGAATTTTGATGCGGAGTTATAGAAATGGATAACACGACAATAACAAACGCACAGTATTACAATAACTCTGATGGTAACATTTCCAGCATCAAAGCCACCATTGACGGCACAGAGATGTTTATTCCCATTGACCAAACCAACCGCCACTACGCAGAAATCATGCGTCAGGTGGAAGCTGGCGAGTTGACCATAGCGGATGCTGACTGATGTTTGGTGAGTTGACGCTATCGGAAAGGGCTATTGCAGACCACAGCATTTTAACGCTGGGTTCAGCCACCTCTGACGCCAACTTTACATTAAATCAGACCGGCACATATATCGGTATTACTAGCGCCGAAATGAACGCCATTGCTAGTAAGGCATCAATTGCTGTTGGCATATTAGTTGGTATTATAGATGCCACACTTGAGTTCACTCAAAGCAGTGAAGCCACTCGTTTTGCTACCGGTATATCAGGGCAGGTGTTTAGCACTTTGCAAACCAGTGAGGGGCTACGGTTTGCCACAGGCATCTCAGAGCAGGACGCAGCGTTTATCCAAAGCAGCGCTGCAAGCAGCACCCTTAGTGGTATATCAGAGCAAGAAGCAGCGTTTATTGTATCGGCTCTTGGCGGGGCAATCACAAACAACCCCGCATCACTGGAAGCTGTATTCATACAGACAACAAATGGGATAGCGGTTCGAGGCGGTATATCAGAGCAAGACTCTTCGTTCACGCAAGCAACTCTTGCCTCTAGGGTTTTTGAAGCAGACCCGCTGCAAATCAGCGGTGTATTCATACAAACAACTGATGGTCGTCTCTATTGGGACATCTGGACAGGATCTCCGTCAACATCACCACAAGAGTCTTGGGTTCAAATAAACCCAACAGGTGGAACGTGGACAGAGATCAACGCTGGTGGTATAGTAGACATCTGGACACAAAAGGTGGTGTAAATGCCTAGTACATATACAAACAACTCTGGTATTGAAAAACCCGGCTCTGGTGAGCAGGCGGGTACTTGGGGTGCAACCTCAAACAATAACTTTGATATCATTGACCGCGCCCTAAATGGAGTGGGAACGATTACTCTTGCCGGTACTTCGCATACTCTCACCACGACAGACGGTACTTTAAGTGACGGGCAGTATAAAGTTCTTGTGCTTGGTGGTACGCCGTCAGGCACAAACACAATTACAATCAGTCCGAATGACCAAGATAAAATTTATTTTGTTCAAAACAACTCCGGGCAGGCGGCTGTATTTACTCAAGGCTCTGGTACTACTGTTACTGTTCCTGACGGTGATGCTAAGATTATTTACGCAGATGGTGCGGGTGCGGGTGCTAGTGTAAAAGCGATTTCTGACTCACTGTCGGTTTTAGGTGACATAAACGCAAACACGCTTAAAATTAACAACGTCACTGTCACCGCCACTGCCGCAGAGCTTAATACGCTTGACGGCATAACCGCAACAACAGCGGAGCTAAACCATACAGACGGTGTTACCAGCAACATTCAAACGCAGTTAAACGCAAAACAAAGCACCATAACTGGCGGCGCAACCACCATTACAGGTTCTAACCTAGCAACTAGTAGAGCGTTGGTTTCTGATATTAATGGTAAGGTGGCAGCTAGTAGCATTATCACAGAAACAGAACTAAACTATCTTAATGGTGTTACCAGCAATATCCAGTCGCAGTTTAACGGTATTAGCACCGAACTTGTGAACGATACCTCTCCACAACTTGGAGGCAACCTAGCCGGCAATGGGTTCAATATATCACTAACAAACAGTAACTATATACAACTTGGTAATTGGTATGTGTATATGGACGGTAGTGGCAATTTAATTTTTCAATATTCTGGCAGCACAGTAGCTAAAATAGCTACTAATGGCGCCATTACTTCCGAGAACGATGTTACAGCATTTGGTTCAGTCTAATGGCGATACCGGCTTCTGGAACCTTATCATTTTCTGACTTGCAGACAGAGTTTACTGGTGTGAACCCTATTTCTTTGAGTGAGTATTATAAAAGTGGTGGTAACGGATACGTTCCTACCACTGTTTCAGAAGCCGTAACCGCTAGCAATCTTGGTGGCAGCAATTCTCCTAACTATAGATACCCGGCCATCAGCGGCTACGACCCACAGATAAACACTTTTGGTCGGCTTTACACGCAGGCTTTGTGGGGCGATAACGGTAGTACCATTACTATGGACAGAAACTTCACTGTCAACAAGACCGGAACTTACCAGTATTATGTTGGTTATTACATACAAGGTAGCGGAACAGCCAATATTACTATGTACGCAAACGGTAGCGTTGTTCGATCACATAGCCTAGCTGTGGGGTATAACACCACCACTTCAGCCGTTAACACACTTTCTCTGAGTGCTGGGCAGGTCATACGGTTTACTGGAAGTGCCCCATCTTCTGGTTGGGCAGTGATCTATGTTTATGTAGGCGGAAGTTCGTACAACAACGCGGCTGTGGATACAGCCGTTAACTCAAGCATCCCTACATCTGGCGCTCTTAGCTTGTCTGACTATTATGGCGGGAGAAAAACATAATGCCATTAACAAAGCTACAATTTAGACCCGGCGTCAACAGAGAATACACCTCGTATTCAAACGAGGGCGGCTGGTTTGATGGGGACAAAATCAGATTTCATCTTGGCTACCCGGAAAAAATTGGCGGCTGGCAGAAGTATAGTGACAATGCTTTTATTGGCACTGCTAGGCGGCTCCATAACTGGGTGGCGATAGACGGTTCCAACTTTATGGGTGTTGGCACTACAGTTAAATACTATATCGAAGAGGGCCAAGCTTTCTTTGACATTACCCCTATCCGCAATACCACTGCGGCTGGTGCTGTAACTTTTTCTGCCACCAATGGATCAACAACAATCACCGTAACAGACATAGCTCACGGCGCTGTGGCTGGTGACTTTGTTACTTTTAGCGGCGCTGTTAGTCTGGGCGGTTCAATCTCTGCCGTTGTTCTTAACGCTGAGTATCAGATAGACACTATTATTGATAGCAATCAATACACAATAACAGTTGTTATTCCAGCAAATGCTTCCGATACAGGTAATGGTGGCGCGAGTGTTGTTGGCAGCTATCAAATTAATACAGGTCTAAACACTACTGTGGGTGGCACAGGTTGGGGCGCAGGTCTCTATGGCGGGCGTACTCTTGGTGGCTTGCAAACGATCGTAAATGAGGGCGGCACATTCTCCGCAGTAGACACCACGCTTACGGTTCTTAACGCAAGCCCGTTTCCGTCCACTGGTACAATTTTGATTAACCGAGAGTTAATGACATATTCTGGAAAGTCTGGGAATGACTTGACCGGCCTGACAAGAGGTGTAAACGGAACATCCGCTGTCAGTCACGCAAACGCATCAACCGTGTTTCTGGCTATTGGAAACTCTGACCCCAACCTAGATTTTACTGGATGGGGTTCCTCTGCTGCTGGTGGTATCATACCGGTATCGGAGCTTCGTCTTTGGTCGCATGATAATTTTGGTGAAGACCTGATTATTAACCCGCGTGATGGCGGCATTTATTACTGGGACAAAACCAACAGTCTGGCTTCAAGGGCTGTAGAAATTGGAACTTTAGGTGGAGCTTCCAACACGCCGATCATTGCAAAGCAGGTTTTGGTTTCTGATTTGGATAGACATGTTATAGCCTTTGGCTGTAATGCACAGGGCAGCACAGATCAAGATAACTTGCTGATCCGTTTTTCTGATCAAGAATCAATCACCGATTGGACGGCAACTGCGACCAACACAGCGGGTGACTTGCGCCTCGGCTCTGGGTCTACGTTTGTTCAGGCAGTAGAAACAAAACGTGAGGTTCTGGTTTGGACCGATAAATCACTTCACTCACTGCGTTTTATTGGACCTCCATTTACATTTGGCTTGCAACAGCTTGCTTCAAACATCACAATTATAGGGCCAAAAGCCGCCGTGGCTACAGAAGACTTTGTGTTCTGGATGGGTATTGATAACTTCTATGTCTATGCCGGTCAAACAACTCAGTTGCCTTGCACAGTTAGAGATCATGTTTTTACAGACTTTAACAAAGAGCAGTCAGAAAAAGTTGTGTCTGGTGTAAACTCACAGTGGGGCGAGGTGATTTGGTTCTACCCGTCATTAAACTCGGACGAGAATGACAGATATGTAATTTACAACTACTTAGAAAAGCTGTGGTATTATGGAACAATGAGTAGAAGCGCGTGGCTTGATCGTGGTATTCGTCAATACCCTATCGCGGCAGGTGGAAATTATCTTTACAACCACGAGATTGGACAAGATGACGATGGCGCGGCTATGGAGTCTTACATTGAGTCCAGTCAGATTGACGTTGGCGATGGGGAGCGGTTTACGTTTCTTAGCAGGCTTATACCTGACATCAAGTTCGAGGGTTCAACAGCAATTAACCCGGCGGTAGACTTCACTGTTAAGACAAGAAACTACCCCGGCGGGAATTACCTGCAAACAGATACAAAGACATCAACTAGAACAACAACGGCGCCGGTTGAACAGTTTACAGAAAACCTAAACATTCGCGTTCGTGGTAGGTCTTTCGCGTTTCGCGTTGATTCTGGTGAGACTGGTGTGCGCTGGAAGCTTGGAACACCTCGTGTAGATCTTCGTCAAGACGGGAGGCGCTAATGTCATCTCGTGCGCTACCGCCGCCAAGACTCCCCGAAGCTCCACAAGAATACACTAGGGCTTATATGGAGGATTTAATAAGAGCTTTGGATAGCTATATTCAACAAGAACGTAATCCGGGCGACATGAGGGGGACAACCCTTACCTTAACGCAACTACCTACAAGTGCCGCTGGACTTGAGACAGGAGCACTGTATAATAATGCTGGTACAGTAAAGATTGTGACATAATATGGCTATTTTTGGTGATCTCGGAAAAGCATTAGGACTCGGCAGCGCTGAAGATATTTTTGGCGAAGGCGACCTCCTACCTATTTTGGCTACGGCGGCTGGGTTTTATTTTGCTCCCGCAATGGGTTTGTCGGCTGCTGCCGGCGCTGCCGGTGGCGCTGGCCTTGGTAGTTTAGCCGCAGGTAAGTCTGTGAACGATGCTTTAAAAAATGCTGCAATGGCGTATGGCGTTGGATCTTTCATGTCTCCTTCAATGACACAAGGCTTACAAATGGGTGGCGGCGCTGGATCTCCACCTAGCTACCTACAAAACCAAATTTACGGAGGCGCGGGTCAAGTACCTACTCAGGTAGCGGGGGATTTGAGCGAAGGCATGGTGACAGGTGGTGGGTCTAACGCTGGATCTAGCGGCGGCTTGCTTGACTTTATGGGTGAAAATCCGCTTTTAACCGCTTCTTTAGCTTCTTCAGGGCTAAGTCTTTTAGCAGGGCAACCGGATGATCCCGGCAGGCCACAACGCCCATATGCTGACGTAACTGGATTTGATATTAATGTTGTAGACCCAGAAACAGGGGAAGTTCTTAATCTCAAAGACCCGGATGATGCACAACGCTATCGTGAGGCAATGACTGAAGAGCGTCAGAACCTTTATAGCAATGATATGTACCAACGTATCCCCGGTTATGCACATGGTGGTGCAATGGTTGATCACCCCGATGCACATGGAGCTATGTACCAACACAAAAAAATGGGGTATGATGTAGCTGTAAGAGGCGAAGTTGATGGACCGGGAACCGGGACATCCGATTCTGTCCCTGCCCGTTTATCCGACGGTGAGTTCGTACTAACGGCGCAAGCAGTTCGCGGCGCTGGTGGTGGAGACAGGGATGTCGGAGCCGCCCGGTTATATGATATGATGGCGGAATTGGAGGCCACAGCGTAATGCCTACACAAACACAAGAAATCACCCAGCGTCTTCCCGCGTTTCAGGAAGAGTATTTACAGAATATTTTTGAGTCTACTCAAAATTTATTCAAGCCTGTGTCTGAAGGTGGGCAGGGTCTTACAATGCCCTATGCTCCGGGTACGGTTGTTGATCTTAGCCAAGGGCAGCAGCAGGCAATTAATGCAGCTATGCAGGGCGTTGGCTCCTACCAGCCATACTTGCAGCAGGGCGAGCAAGCAATGGGGATTGGTCTTGGCGCAGTTGGTACTGGTCTTGGCGCAGTTAGTACCGGTGTTGACACTATGGGCACTGGGCTTAGTACGGTTCAGCATGGCACCGGCAGTGTACAACAGGGTATAACACAAGCAGATATAGCCGCTCAAATGCTCGGCGGGGCAACTTATAGCCCGACTGATTATCAGGCATTCATGGATCCATACATGGATGACGTCATTCAACAACAATATAAAGACATTGCACGGCAAGGACAGATTCAAGAACAGAACTTAGGGGCGCAGGCCGTTGGTTCAGGAGCCTTTGGCGGCGCACGGCAGGGCGTAGCGCAGGCAGAAATTGGCCGCAATGTCATGGAACAGCAGGCACGAACTGGGTCACAGCTTCGCTCCGCTGGATTTGCACAGGCGCAGCAAGCAGCACAACAAGCAGCACAACAAAAGCTTCAGCAAGCGGGGCAGGCCGGCACATTGGCTGGTCAATATGGTGCGCTCGGCGGTCAGATCGGCGCGCTTGGTTCACAGATCGGTCAGATCGGCGCAGCTACCGGGCAACTCGGTGCCACCGCAGGCGCACTTGGCGGGCAGGCAGGTCAGATAGGACAGGGTATCGCGGGCCTAGGTCAGATGGGTCAGCAAATGAACATCCAAGACATTAATGCATTGTTGTCAACGGGGGGTCTATCACAGCAGCAAGCTCAGAATATAGCAAATATGCAGCAGCAGAATCTTATGGCGCAGCAGAATCTTCCTTTCCAGCAACTGGGTTATATGTCAGATATCTTCCAAGGTGTTCCAGCATTGACACAGACAACAGGTCTTACAACAACACCTCCGCCAAGCACATCTTCTCAGCTTATGGGTCTTGGCATTGCTGGTCTTGGCGCCTATGGTCAGATGAATCAAGGTCGGGGGTTCCCGGGACAATAAGGAAATAGATAATGGCAAGACCACCACTTAATCGTCCAATGTTTCGTGTACCGGGGATGTCCCGTCAGCCTCAAGGTATTCTTGCGTCTGGTCCACAGATCATGAATGCTGCTATGCGGTCCACGGACCAAAATCCATATACGCAGGTATCTACTGATCCTGTTGTTCAAGTACCCCGCACAAGATCAAGAGAAACGGTGAAAGAAAACTTTAAAAACTTTACAGACATCTTTAATCCTATTGGGGAAGCATTAGCCGCAGGCTCTGGGGTAGGTAGGGATATAGTAGAAAGAAGACGAATGGAAAGAGCCCAGCTTGCGGCTGATGAAATGGTGGAAAAAACTCTTGCGATGCAGGACGCAGACCCGACTGACCCGGATGAAAGCATGTATGGTTCTGACTATGAGTACGATGCTAAAGTGTATGGCCCTGCTCGTTATGATGGCATGAACCCGGATGAAAGCATGTACTCTAGTGGTGATGCCGGAACGCCTTTTGATCTAGGAGCCGCAATTAACGAAACCAATAAAAAGGTTATAGATAAAAAACCTACAGATAATAAATCAAAAGTAGAAGACATGATGTCTATGCAGGTAGACGCTGCGGCCAAACTTCGAAGAAACCTACAAAATATTTACAAGGGTGTAGATTTTGATAAAAACGTGACAGAAGCGTCACAAAATCTTACAACACGGATTTCTGATCTTCAGGAAACGATGAACAAAAAGAACGAGGAACTTACCCTTGCCGACATTGATGCAGATTTTGAAAATCTTATGGGCTATAAACCCGGTGACATTAAGACCGAAGCAGAGCAAGAGCGTAAAACTTCTTTCTGGCTTGGCTTGATGAAAGCGGGCTTGGCTATTGCTGCGGGTGAAAGTCCAAACGCTCTTACTAATATTGCAAAAGGCTTGTCTTTTGGTCTTGATCAGTATGGTAAAGACATGCAGCGCATTTCAAGTCAAGAGCGGCAAGATCTAAAAGAGCAGGCGTCCTTAAGATACAGTCTTCTTAAAGACAAAAAATCTGAGCAAATTGCTCAACGCGCATTGGATGTGCAATATAAGTCTGCGCTTTATTCAATAGCTCAAGAACAAGACAAGAGAGCAAGGGAAGACAAAAAACAATTTGTAGACACACAATTTGCTTTAGGTAAGTTAGACATTGCACTTTATCAAACAGCTAACGAATTGGGCTTAAAACTTGGTGATCAAAAAATCTCTCAAGAGAAACTAAATCTAATGTCTTCCGAGCTAGAGTTAAAATATACTTTAGATCCAAAACTGGCTGCCTCAGCATACGCGGCAGGCGGCTTGATTCCTCGTGTAGAAGGTCAGGAAATTGTTATCACTGATCCAACAACTTGGCAGCTAAACCCAGAATGGGTGGATATTGCTAAAAGAGCATTCTTGGATAGCTCCCCCACGAGATCCACCGCTGCTGATAAGGAAGCAAGCGCGGCAGGAAGAAGACTTGTAGTTAAAGGAGTTCAGTATCCTACAGCGGAAGCAGCAGAAGACGCGCAAAGAGCCGGCGCTCTTAGTTTTACAGGTGTCACAAATATATATGACAGAGCAATGATGCAGCTAGATGAAGCTCAACGCATGAAAGGAAAGTTAATAGACACCAACGCGATAGAGATACTTCGTGACGAAGCTACGAAAAACCCAGATTCAGCATTAGCTAAAAGGCTTGAAAAGGCTGGTATTAAACTCGATTCAGATGTTTTTGACTTTACTGAAATAGTAGACGTCAACTAGAAATACGGTGATTCATGACAAGATATAGATATGAAGGGCAGATATATGATTTCGAGCCCGGTCTTACTAACGATGAAGTTAAAGAAAGAATCGCCAATCTTCCGCAGCAGTCTACTGCACCAGTAACTTCAGCTAGGTACGCTTCTGGTATAGAAGAAGACGAGGGTTTTTTTCAAGAAGTCGGGGAAGGGGTAGTCTCCGGCTTGTCCCGCATCCCGCAAGGGATCTTAGAGCTTGGCACTATAGCTTTTGATGCTGCCGCCGACACCAACTACACGGAAGAAGTCACTAAGTTTTTTGATGAAACAAGAGAAGATTTAGGTATTGATCCTACTGGTTTGGCCGGAGGAATATCAGAAGGGCTTGCTCAGTTTCTTGTCCCGGGTCTTGGGGCTGCAAGTGCTGTCTCAAGGGTGTCATCAATAGGAAAAATGGCTCGTGGACTTCGCTCTGCTAAAACTGGGCGAAAAGCATCATCCGCTCGTCTAGCTGCTGCGGAGCGTAAGTATGGTAGTACAAGTCTTAGCACTAGCCAAAAAGTGAACTTGACACTGCAGGAAGCAGGCGCTGCAACTGCTGCTGATTTTCTCGTATCTACAGACGGAACACAGTCTATAGGTGACTTTTTTGAACTTGGCGTTACTCAGACAAATGAGAAAAAACTTGGGGAGTCAGGAAGAGAAGCCGCTCTTCGTAAATTAATTAACAAAACAAAAGTAGGCGCAGAGTCAGGTCTTTTGACTGTGGGTTTCCCAATTGCTCTTGGGGCCACTGTAAAAGGCGGGTCAGCCGTTGGCGCATTTAGGCCCATAGAAGCCATAAACGAAACAACCGGGTTGTCTCTTCCCGGGGCAAGTTTTGCATTAGCGCAAACTGTTACCGGCCCTACAAAAGCAGCCGTTGATTTAATAAAAGGTGCAATTATTCGCGGTGAAGAAAGAATGCTGGACCCTCTTCAAGAGGTTGGTGCGTTCGCAGGTATGTTAAACAGAACTTTAGGTACTTTACGGTATCGCGGCTTCTTAGATGCAGAAGTTGCCGATCAGCAGTCTTTGGTTGGTGCAAAGGTTGAGGGGGAAGTAAAAAGAGCGGACGGTCTTCTTAAAAACATAGAAAAAAACATTGATGAATATCTTAAGCGCCCAGAGGTTCTTGAGCAAAGCAGCATCACAAAACAAAAAATGCTTAATAATTTTATGGATGTTCTTGAGACAGGGAATCGACCTGACGACCTGCCAGAAGAATTGTTTAAAGAATATATGAAAGCCAGAAAAGTTATTGATGGCCTGTCCGAAAGATTGCTAGCTACAGGTGCCGTGGCTCGTTTGCCTGAAGAATCAACCAGCAGGTTTATGGGCCGTGCAGAATTTATCCAGACTGTTAGAAACAACATTCAAACCGGGGGTTATCTGCGTCGCCGTTACCGTGCATTTGAAGATCCTGAAAACTACTCAATACCTAGAGGTCTTGCAGACGAGCGGGAAATATTTAATATGCTCCGCACCGGAGGTGCGGAAGGCAGTGAAGGCGACCGTATATTTAAAGACATCAAAGAACGTCTTAATATTACAAACTTTCGCGTTACCGAAGAACAAACGCTTGACACATTGACGGACAGGCAGCTTCGCGGTTACGTTGACGCTATCCTTAATGATGCAAGAAACACAGGACGTGGAAGAATTATGGGGATGAGTTTTCGCTCGTCTATGCGAAAATTAAATCCGCAACTTTTGAACAGGCGAAAAGTAGATTTGTCTACAACGAGACGAATCCTTGGCGAAATTAGAGACCCGTTTGAAGCATATGTTGCTACGGTTTCTGATCTGTCAACATTTATAGCTACGGATGATTTTTTTACAACATTCCGCAGATTTGTAGATGACGACATAAAAAACGCTAAAAACCGTGAAGGTAGATATAGCGAACTTCGTGCATCTAGAGCAGAAATACAAAGTTTAATAAACGCTAGAAGAGAAAATCCGGCTGCTCAGTTAGGCCCGGCTCAAAGCAGATACATAGATACAGAAGAGTATATCAAAAACATTGAGCAACAAGTAGTTGCAAATGGTGGTGAGTTTACCGACGCATCAAAACAAAAAATCTTAGAAGATCTCAGAGATCAGGGATACTACATCCTTGGCAAAACGGGACTTGATGGCAACATATATGACAAAGGGATTAGTGAAAGTGCCTTTGGAGCTATGCACGGGATAGCTATTCCTGAGCCTATGTGGCGGTCAATGTCAAACAACATCTTAAATGACGACAACGATTTTACAAAATACTTCTTGCGTCCGGTTTATGGTAGTTTTTTAAAACTCAAGGGCATGACCCAGTATGCAAAGACTATTCTTTCTCCCGTCACACAAGTTCGTAACGTAACATCCGCAGCTTTATTTGCTGCTGCTCAAGGCAACTTTGGGAACGGCGCCAATCTTGGGGAGTCCTTGTCTCTTGTCTTGGGCGATCTTTTTAATATGACCGATGAAAAAGCTCTTGAGTATATGGTTGAACTGCAGCAGCGCGGCGTTATCGGAAGCAGCGCACAGCTTCGAGAAATTCAAGATACTCTTCGTAAAGGTCTTAATCCACGAACCACTTCCGGAGCGCATATTCTAGATGAAGCTGCCGGGCGGCTTCCCTCTGACATAGCCGGGCCTCTTGAAGTCGCTCGCAAAAAAGGTTGGGTGCGCCAAATGCTGGGTAAAGCAGAAGATGCGTATCGTGGCGGTGATGATGTTTGGAAAATATATAACTACGAGTTTGAACACGCTAAAATTAAACAAGCTTATCTAGACGATGTGCAGAATGCCACAAAAGGTTTAACAGATCCGGACGTAATTAAAAATGCTAAAGAAGCGGTAGATTCTAGTTACTTAAAGTTTACTAATTCTTCTCCTAGTACATCGCTTGACACCGCATTAAAAGATCTTGCTGCCGACAGAGTTCGTAACCTCGTTCCCAATTATGAGCTTGTGCCAGACGCAATTAAAAATCTTCGTAGACTCCCAGTGGGTAACTTTATTGCTTTCCCTGCTGAGATTATACGCACAGGATTTAATACGCTTGACACAGCAATGCGTGAGTTGTCCAGTGACAGTAAAGCTATACGCCAGATAGGTATGCGGCGGTTGATGGGGGCTACAACAACCTTTGCGATTGTCCCAACAGCCCTTCAGGGCATGGCTATGAAGCTGACAGAAACAAGTCAAGAAGAAATTGACGCGGCGAATCGTGTTGCAGCGCCATTTCAACGCAACTCTATATTTATTCCTGTGGGCCGGAATGAAAAAGGTAACCTTGAAGTTATTGATTTCAGCCACACCAACCCATACGACATGTTAATCAAACCATTCTACGCGGTAATGAACAGCCTTGACCGAGATGGCCGACTGTCCAACGACGGAGTGGAAGCAGGGACTCGTGCTGCATGGGAAGCTTTTTCTGAATTTGCGTCACCTTTCTTTGAGCAGTCTATTGCCGCTGCTGTTATACAAGATGTCATGCCTAAGTGGGCAATGGGCAATGGTGGTGAAACAAAAACCGGCGCTATTGTGTACAAAGATGTTGAGTCACTAGGGAAAAAACTAGAGCGTAGTTTTTTCCATGTGGTAAATGGCCTAAGCCCCGGCATAAGTCCTTTCCGTATACCAACAGGAGCAGACTTGTCGGAGGTCGAAGCAGGGCGTTTTATTCGCGGAACTTTAGGTAATGAGCTTGGTCTTTCCACTAAAGAACCATCCACAGGAAGAGAATATGGAACAGCGGGTGAGATTATCCGTGCGCTGTCTGGGTTAAACACACAGGAGTTTGACCCAGAACGTATTCTTAGATTTAAGGCAAATGAATTTAAATCGAATCGTTCTGAAGCAGCGACATTGTTTAATGATGTGGTTAACAGGGAAGTTTCTTCCCGCGAAGATTATATTAAGGGGTATGTTGAGGCTAACGAAGCAAGGCTTCGTGCTTTCCGTGAAATGTCATCTTATGTAGATGATCTCGGAACTTTGGGTCTAACGAGAGCTAGAATAAGAAGACAACTTAAAAAAGAAAAGTTAGGCAACGCTGAAATAAACAGCATTATGCGTGGGCGTTACGATCCTTTCACGCCATCCAAAGATAAGATGGAAGAAGCTAGACGTAAACGTCATGACATTCCGCGCAGCGAATTAAGAACTTTAGAAAGACAAATGCGCCGCTTAGACATAAGCCCGGATTTTCCTGAGCCGACTCCGGAAAGATTTGATTTTAGCTCGACTCCAACTGCGCCTAGGTCTAATATACTGTCCCCTGAGGATATGTTTTTATTTTCACCGCAGCCTGAACCACAAGCTGCTGCACCACAAGCTCCGGTCCCCGGTCCAACAACCAAGGTTCCCGGGCAGGCGGTCGGCACACCTGTGGGCTTTACTTATAAAGGTCAGCAAATACCTGCAGAACTTCTCGGTGGAAATCCAGAAGACATAATGAAAAATGTAGAAATATATCGAAGGAGCCAGCAGTGAACAAAGATCAATTACGAGAAGAACTGGCAGAAGACGAAGGCTGCAAGTTTGAGATCTACTTAGATCACTTAGGTCTACCAACTTTCGGAATCGGAGCACTTGTCAAAGAGCACGACCCAGAGTACGGTCTGCCTGTTGGCACACCTGTATCAGAGGATCGTGTCCGCCAACGGTTCAACCTAGACATAGCTGTGACAATTGAAGACTGCGGTAGGTTGTACTCAGACTTCGACGAGCTACCCGAAGAAGCCCAGTTGGTCATTGCCAACATGTGCTTTAACCTCGGCTACCCGCGTCTGTCTAAGTTCAAAGGTATGAAAGCCGGGATCGACGACCGGGATTGGCACCGCGCAGCCGACGAAATGGTCGATTCGAGGTGGCATGATCAGGTTCCTAACCGCGCAAAGCGTTTGGTTAAGCGAATACGCGACCTTGCAAAGGACTAACCTTGTAAATTATACGCTTATTCTACAAGGTACAAACAACTGAAATCATTAGATAAAAACATCGATTCTCGTGGACCTCAGTATCGATGGACGTATCATTATACCTCGAGGTCGATGAGAATTGACGTTTTTGTCTTCTCCCCCGTCATTTCTAGACATATCGCATTCGATACTATAACTTCTCCTGCAGTTCGTGGGTCTGTTAGAATATCTATTGTCATTTCGGCAAGCCTATCATTACATTGACCCAATGTTTCATACGGTCCTCGGCTATCAAAAGCAGTCAAACACTGCTGTTGATTAGCTACGAAGCATAATAATAGCATTGCCTTGTAAAACATCTAGCCTACCTCACCCCAGTTGTCCCCAAGTTCAGCATCGACCTCAAAGGGAACTTTGAGATCAGGGACACAGTTTGACATTATGTCAACAATCCTGTCTGCTTGTTCTTTGTTTTCGATATTGAAACAAAGTTCATCGTGAACTGTTAGTGTTGGACATAGGCCCTCACTGTAGCAATCCACCATTGCTTTCTTTGTCTGGTCGGCACTTGACCCTTGAATTAATCTATTTAACGCTTTGTATGTAAACGCTCTGCGAATACGTCCTTTGCCGCCATACTCTTTCATTGCCTGCTCTTGTGGCAATGGTTTGTTATAAGTGTAAGACACCGGCTCCCACATGTCAAAGCGGCACTTTCTTCCGAGCCATGTACGAATCACGCCACGATCTGAAGCATACCTAGATGTCATGTCTGCAAGACCTTTAACAAAGGGAACCCTTTGGTAATATTTATTCAGCAGCGAGGTAGCTTCTTCTTCTGTAATGTCCAGCACGTTTGCTAGCTTCTTCTTTCCCATCCCATACATGATACCAAGGTTAACAGTCTTGGCTTCCTTGCGTGGAATCTCTGCCATGTCAGCCACCATTTGATGAAAATCAGCATTGCCTTCATGGTACATTTTTACAACCTCGTCGATCTGTGGATGACGATCCACGCCTGTCAAGGTGGCACAGTAATGCGCTAGCCAGCGGGGTTCTTGTGAGGCATAATCAAACGATCCCCACTTACAGCCTTCTTCAGGGACAAAAAGACCGCGAATCATTTTCTTAATCTCAGGATCCCTCGCAGGTATTTGCTGTAAGTTTGGGTTGCTCGAAGAAAATCTTCCGGTTACAGTACCTCCATCATCAGAACGAAGGGCATTAAAGTCACAATGGATTCTACCGTTATGAGAATGTTCAAGAATTGTTTCAACAAAAGTAGTGTTTGCTTTATTAAGTTCACGAATTTTCACAATCTTCTTTGCAAGGGGGTGCTCGTGATTCGCAAGAAACTGTTTGGTAAAAGACGGCGCCCCCGTTTTTTCTGTTGCCGCATACTTGACCCCCACCGAGTCGAAGGCTTTTGCAATAGATGTCGCAACCCACGGCTCGATGGCGACGCCGGTCTCTTCCTTCACTTCTTTAAGTAGAGCGCGTTCACGGGCGGTGAGCTCTTTTTTAGTTTGCTCCGCTCGATCCATGTCTACTCTAACACCTTTGGTTTTCATGTCCAATAGAACAGGAATTAGACTTGTTTCCAGTTCAAAGATTGATGTGCATTCATCTTTTACCAAGTCTGTCCGCAGACGTTCCCACAACCTCAGAGTCACGGCGGCATCCTGCTCCGCATAAGGCCCGACATATCTGGAAGGAAGACGAAACATCTCACTTTTGGCGTTGACACCAAACTCTTCTGCAGCGGAGCGAAGAATCTTTTCATCCTTGCGCTCCGACAAATAGTCGCGAGCTAGTGAATCAAGGTTATACCAGCGGCGGTTTTCATTAAGAAGTGGCGCTGCAACCATCGTATCAATGATCTTGCCCTGCACTTCGATTCCCTCTGCGCGGAGCCAACCCAAATCATACAGCGCATTGTGCATGATCTTTTCAATATGCGGAGTAGCCATCATTTTCTTCATCCACGCCATCACAGATGAGCGCGGAAGATTCCCAGCGTCATGTTTGACAGGCAAGTACCAAGAACTATCCCCTGCTGCTACTGCAATACCAATAATGTACCCGTCTTTCCGAGTCCAGCCCGGTCCAAGAGTTGTGAGGTGTGGGTCTCTGGTCTCAAGGTCAATAGATATTCTTTCGTATTGAGTAAGATCAGGAAGTGATGATGGCGGTGACCAATCACTATCTGTCTTGCCCCAAGCCACATCTTTTATGTCTTGAGCAAGAAGGTGGTACTGGTATGCATCACTCATAATAAGCCTCTATATCTTCTAGCGAATGTCTAAAGATGAACACAGGAGTTCTGTCTCCTACATGCGCTCCAGCTACGTTATAGTTAAAGTAGTCAATCGCTTCGTGCTCTTCCATGCCCTGTGCCATTAAGATGTCTAGGCACTTTTCAGCATCATAAGCAATAACCTGCTCTGACCCACATCTTTCCGCGATGCCTATGACTGCCTCGTCAAAACCATCAGCCTTGTAAAAAAATTTATTAGCTTCTTTAACTAATGTCATTGGTCAATTCTCCTCCGCAGGCAAGATACCCGCATCCGTCTACCCAGTTGTCAATGTGGTTCGGGTTTGATGCTATCCGCGCAATCTTTAACAAAGTCATCTTGACAGCGCAGTCCATTCCTGTAGGCAGATCATCAGGTTTAATACTGTCCCACCAATACCAAACTGTCTCGATGTTTCTGAAGTTGTCTTCCATGTTACCGTGCTGCGATGCACGATCCTGAGTCACATACCCTTTAGCGGTGTCTAAAACTTCTGCTCTTTTCATATCGCAAATCCATAATTTCCTGTTGATTCGATTAGGTGAAGGTGTTTTTTAGTGCGCGTGGCACCGACGTAGAAAACCCTGACCTCGCTATCTTGATCAAGGCTTTCCATGCATGCTTTTGTGGAATCTAGGAAGAGGGCGACGTTATCCGCCTCTCCACCTTTTGCTTTGTGAATCGTCGAAATCCGGATCCTCGGACTGCCAGATAGTAATCGCTCCCCCCGCCGACGTACCGACGTAATGTAGCCTATCTCCTTGTCCGATACTTTCAAGACATTCATCCACGGCGTCTTGGCATTCACGCTTAAACTGCACCGTTCGATGATGTCGTCCAGAGTGTAGAAAAGATCTGGATCTAAAGATTCTAGGTTTCTTCGACCAGACTTCGTAATAACATTTCCGTTGAGTATCTTCGAGAAATTCTTCAGTTCTGCTGCTGATAAGGACAAGCCTTTGCATAATTTTAACCACACCTCAATGCCATTTAAAACATTTTGAGATAGGGACCAACCCGCCCCTTCTCTCCAGAAGAGATAACCGTCTTCCTTCAGGCGGGTGGAGATCTTATTCGCAATGTAATTTGTCCTTGCTAGGATTAACCATTCACCATTCTCCAGATCAAGCTCCATTATATCGCGATGCCAAGAAAGATTCCCTTGTCTTTCTGTGGGTTGCCAAACTTTATTTTGTCTGATCGCAACACGCTTGACCAACTGATCTGAAAAATTGTGCACGGACAACGGTACACGGTAGGATTTATCAAGGACAATCTTATGATCACTGGCATTCAAGAAGTCCGATACACGGACCCCCATCCATGAGTATATGCACTGGTCATCGTCACCAGCATAGTAAACCTTCTTGGCATTCGGGACGAGAACTTCCTTTACCATACGCCACTGAAGAGGAGCCAGATCTTGTGCTTCGTCTATGATCAAAAGATCAAAACGCGGGCTAGTCCCCTGCTCGATGAAGTCCTCAATCATGTCAACAAAGTCACGCTTTTTAAGTTCTTCCTTGAACTCGCGATAGGCTTTGTCTAGAACTCGTAGCTGTTGAAAATGAAGGCTATAGTCGGCAGAGTCGCTGAACTGCTGCTCAAGACTTACTTCACGAACCCGCGCCATCTGTATCATCGACATGTACTTGTCGCCGCCAGAACCCGGTGTAAAAAGAATACCCTCTGACATATTGTTAGATGCGTTCGCACGAAAATCCAAACCGACAAGAGTGCCGAGGTCATGAAAGTCCCTGCCCTTAAACACATCTTGTGACCTCATGCCCAGCCAGCTAAATGCCAATGAATGCAAGGTACGGAACCACATCAGGTCTTTAGGGCCTAATGACAGTTCAGCAAGAGCTCTGGTCTTGGCTTCTTCTGCAGCTTTCTTACTAAAAGACATGAAGGCCACGCGGCTAGGATCCATTCCACCAACTATCGCTTCTTTGACAATGCTAATAAGCCTTGTTGTTTTGCCTGTCCCCGGGGGACCAAAGATTGTGGTTTCCATTAGAACGGCACCTCCGACTTCTCAACTACGATGTCGGGTGTGGCAACCTCTGACGCAAACTCAGGCACCCACCATACACGAACTGACTTCCACTTGCCGCTCGATGTCTTGAAACGCTTAACACCATGTGCGTCTGTGCCGTCATTCATTTCCTTGATTCGTTCTTGAATCTGCGCCCTTGTGTAACTATCAAACTTCTTTTGACGCAGGTATTCCATCAGTGAGTCAAGTCTAAAATATGTGGCCTGTTCTTCTGCGTCCGTAAATGGCTTACCAACCATGATCTCTTCGACAGTCTGTGCCTGTACGCGACCAGTGCAGTATGACTCCAACAAATTAAAGAACTGCCCCTTGTATGTAAGTTCTTCTGGCACCTCAATCTGATTGCAATGCTCCATGAGGTTGTTGATTAGAATCTGCCAGTCCGCATCCTTTGCCCGCTCCGGCATAAAGTTTAACTGCTCCATGCATGACCTTTGAAACAAGCGCGGGTTTTGAAGCTCGTCTGTATCAAGCTCCAGTCGGCGCCCATCGATATCAAGGAACCACAGCCGTGGCTCAGACAGCACCACTGACAACCCACTGATCGTGGGCAGTGTGCCACCGCCACCAATACCGTGCTTCAGGGTGCGGCATACATTTTTATTGCAGTAAGAAGCCATAGGCTCTTCGCTGCATAGGTAGCCCCACTCTTTCTTTTCCACTTGATTCTGAATTGTGACAATCTCTGATGCCGGCAGCGGTGGGTTAAAGTCCTTGGCGTTATGCTGCTCAAGCAGAGACTTCCAGTTGATCTCATCATACTTTTTCAAAAAGATACCAAGCTGGAAAGCAAACTTGTTGCGCTCGCCTTCGCCAACGCCGATCATAAGTTTGGCACGAACGCAAGGTATGTAGTCAGGATATAGATTTACTTCGCCGCCGATGGGCAGCTTCATGAATTCGTTTGGATCGACACTGATCTCATCGATCATGTCTAAAAATTGTTCTAGTGTCGCCCCGTCCCCGTCCGGAAAAACCGCCGGGCGGAGCGTCTGTTCCGCATGAAAGTACGGAAGGTTGATAAAGTTACCAACATCACCACGCTCGACCAAAACCTGTTCCTGCTTCGGAAAGATTTCGCATTTGCCATGCCCAAGCATAGCAGCAATTTCTGCAGCCTTGTCCCTGAATTGTCCTGCACTGAACCACTCCTTAAAGAAAAAGAATATATGAGCCCCGCCTGATTTAGAACGGCACACGATACACGGTACATTGTTTTCTGATAGCTGTTTGATAAGAGCAGCGTGGTCTAGTGGATACACATCGATATCAAGCGCACCAAACTTGCACTTGTTTTCTTCGTTAATAGGTATCGACCCGACGCCAGTCTTGCCGTCAAGGTGTTCTTGCACAAGCTCAACAGTCAACGGTTTACGAACAACGTATGACTTGGCTTTAGTTTTTCCGGCTCTTCGTTCTTCTGATATATCTGTACGTCCATGTGCAGCGCCGAAACCAGCAAACGCCGCCATGAACCTTTCCGCAAGGGTCATAGCTTTCTCCAATAAAGGAATGGGGAAATGGTAACCTTCCGAGTTGCTACCATCCCCCCAACTGGTTAAAACGGTACGTCAGCAGCCTTAGTTGCTTCGGCCATCTCATCAGATGTGCCCGCAGCCGTTCTAATCTCTCCTTTACTAAAGCTCTCAGCCATCTTTTTGGCTTCAAGCATAGCCTGACCCATCTTGGAAACGTCAGTCTCACGGGTTACACGGAAATTATACCATGTGCCCTGATCATTGCTTTCCGAAACGGTGGTGATCCGCCACGCAGTACCGTAAATGGGCAGGACAAAAGGTCCGTTCTTGCCTACAGCACGGCACGAGGTGCGCTGCGAATTCCATTTCTTAGAGACCTTCAACTGGGTTTTCTTCATGTCCAGTACGGCAGGATCATAGTTGCCAGTCTCTTCGTTATAAACCATCACCAGATGCTGATGACAGCGAACAAGCTCGTTACCGGACGGCAGAACTTCCGCCGCTCCTTCACGGTTTGTGTTGTTAAGGTCTGGGTCATTATGACTTAGTTCCCGTACCAGACCGCCGCCCGCACTACGCGGGGTGAACTCAAGGTATTTCATTTCAAAGGCCACTGGAATTACCACGACGCCTTTGTCTTCTGAGTAGATCTCACCCGTCACCGTATTAAAGATGTCACCCTGTGACGCACCCTTGATATACTCAGGCTTCTCTTTGTTCAGTTGAGGTGATAGCGCTTGCAGGATCCGTACAAACGGTATCTGCATTTGTTCCTGACCAATCTTCTCGAAACCCGCACCAGCGTTTTCCTCAAAGATATCCATCAAGCCTTCCGGCGCTAAACTTGTATTCATTTTTTCTGCTACTGCTGTGTTAGCCATGTCGCTTATCCCTTCTTGATAACAGCGCGGTTACCGACATACACACCGAATGTGTCGTAGTCGATATCTTGTTGAGACTCAATACGATTCTTTACCCATGACCGTAAAGTCATAGGATGAATGTGGGTTTTCTGATTTGGCTCAAGACCCTGACCTCGCAGATCATCTAGTATTGCACCAGCCATATTGTCTTGGCCCATACCAAACGTAACCACAACGTCATTCTTGATAATGTCTGCTTCACCAATGGAACGCAGGAAATTAAATGCTTCTTCCTTGCGATCATCTGGGATGCGCGCAGACACATACTTCTCAACAGAGATTTTATTGCCATCTACTGTTAAGCTTTGTACGCCAAGCTCTTCCATCAACGACGGAATATCTTCCTCGTCAATAGTTCGCTTCTTGGCTTTCAGGTCTTTAAGAAAACTTTCCGTCTTGTTAATCTCATCGTCTACAGCTTGTGACTGTCGGATCAAACGGGATAGGCGGGTTGTACTTTCTTCACTAACTTGGTCAAATGCCTTGGCGTTAGCGGCCTCTTCTTCAAATAACGAAAACACATCGTTCATCGTTCACACTCCATGTTTAAAGTTTATCCCCTTCGGGATTGGTCTTTCGTTTTACTTACTAACTTTTATTGTGTCAACTGTTTTTATTCTCTCAAGGTGTTTGCCAAACGCTTCAACGTCTCCGCGCCCACGCACAGCAGCGTTGTACTCTCGTACAATATGTGACATTTGACCTCCCATCGTGCGCCCCTCTAGGTGCGCGAGATGTTTTAAAACTTTATGAACCTGATTCGGCACAGCCACTGATTTGTATTTAGCGTTGTCCACTATTTACTCCTTGTTAATGTATAGCCTTCGTGTAAGATTACACAAATAGCTGGGATTTAAAAGGATTTTTTTATGAAAAAACCCAACTTTCGAAATGTAGAAGGCAAACGCTGTGAACTTATTGCAGTCGATTGGCTTCTGTCTCAAGGCTGTTACACTTACACACAAACTATGGAACAAGGCCCCATTGACATTGTTGCTTTGTCTCCAAAAGGTGAGTGGCTTTACTTCGATGTTAAAAAAGCAAGCCGGCGAGAAGACGGTAGCATCATCAGCCGCACTCTTGGCTCCAAGCAAAAGAAACTTGGTGTCCGATTGCTGTATGTTGATATCGAAACCAAAGAATGTCACCTTTACCCCCATCAATTTAATATTAAACAATCGTCAGAACAAAACGCCGGCAACCGCAGATTCAACGGTGTTAAACCTGAAGCCATTTCTTCACTTCTTCACCAAGAGTCGCCCCCGCAAGATTGATCTTGCTTTGAAGGGACTTGGCTATGTTTATATCCACTGTTCCCGGGACAACCAGATCGACATACAAAACACTTTTGTTCTGCCCGATACGGTGGCAACGATCTTCCGACTGCATTCTGGTCTCTAGATTATAATCGTTAGCGTAATAGATTACGTTGTTGGCTGCGGTCAGGGTCAAGCCATAGCCTGCTGTTTGTGGGTTGCCGACAAAGAATCTTGCATCACCTTTTTGGAATGACGTTATAGCGTCTTGACGTTGTTCATCTGTCGTGTCCCCAAAATAACTTACCACGCTCCCCGGTCCATGGACTTTAGCTAAAGTAGCTACAATAGCTTTTATGTCGTACCTGAATCTAGACCAAATGATTACCTTGCCCGTCATTTCTTCGATAGTGTCAAGCATGGCCTGCAACCTGTTGCTTTTAACTTCTACCAGTTCGCCATCGTCTGTCTTCAGATGACCACACAAAACCTGTTGCATACGAAGCAGCTTTGTCATTACCTCTGATGCCGTGACCAGTTCGCCGTCTTCGAGCAGGGCAATTGCTGCGCTCTTGAGACTGTTGTAGTGCCGGCACTGTTCATCAGTCAGCGCCACTTCTCTTGTCGTGTATATCTTTGGCGGTAGGTCAAGAGCATCTTCCTTGGTCACACGGTATGAGAAACCTGCCAGTTTGTCAGTCAACTCCGAAAGATTGCGGTAGCCTATAATCTGTTGGAAACTATGCGACCCCATGCGCTGCGTCCGCACCATCGCGTACCGATTCTGGAAAGACCAGTAAGAATGGAAGCCCAGAAGATCTGTATCGAGAAAGGCACACTGCGCGTACAAGTCCAGCGGTGATTTCGTAACAGGGGATCCGGTCAGGATTCTCCGGTAGGCCGCATTCTTACCAATTTTAAGTAACGCTGCAGTTCTTTTGGCCTTCGGATTCTTGATTGTTGTGGACTCGTCAATTGCAAGAAGGAACGTGCTATCTTGTGTGAAAAGATCCAAGTATTTTTGAACTTTAGGTGTTGCGAAACCCTCCACATTAACCAGTAGGATGCGGAGGACTGAACGCTCCTGCACGGCACCTGATAGTCGTTTGGCAACGGTCTTGTTTGGGTTCGGATTCCATACATATACCTCATGGTCAATCGCTTCTGGGAAATGAATGGGAATTTCGGAGCTTTCCCAATTCCGGTATACCCCTTTAGGTGCCACGATGATTGCCGTGTCAATTTTTTCATTCTCATGTAGCCATACGATATTGTCGAGTAGTACCTTCGATTTACCACAGCCCATCTCCATGAAGTAAGCATAATTCTTTTTGTCATGACTTCTCAGCAAAGCCTCATGCTGATGTGCATAGGGCTCCGTTTTATAATTAAACATGTGTATCTTAAAGCCAACTCAAAGCAGATGATGCAGAACTAGACATATAATACATCGGCCTGTATTGGGCTTCCCTCTCGTTAGCAGCGACTGGGTCATCTTCAAACCTAGCGCCGTTCATCAGTTCTTCGGTTTCATCAGATAGTAGGAAGGGGCCGTGGAATCCTGTTATCCACACATTCCGCGCCAGCCTACTCCATTGCTCCAGCTTACTAAGCCGCTGAATCGTCTCCGCCGGTATCCCACTCAGGCTCGAAATAGAAGAGGGGTGGTGACTCATCTCCCACATTCTCTTCGCTACCAGCACCGCCAAGTGTGGATGGTTGGGGAAATTCGATGATGTTATTGTCAGATTGACTGTGTACTGTTTCTGTTTTGTCATCTTTATTACTCATCTTCAATGCTCCCTGTCATAATACCAAAACGAGCAGCCTCCATGTACCAAAGTATTTCAGCCGGGTCAGACACAGTCGTGATCATCTGAACCACGCCTTCATTGTTCTCGCCCATAATGATTATGTCTTTGAATGTTTCCCCCGCTACCTCACATACCATGGGCACGGGGTCTTTTGTCCGTGTCACACGATGCAGCGGGAAGGATAGTACGTTTTGTTCTTCGCTCATAAAGGAGCTCCCTGACAACAGTCTTCAACGATTGCATGGCACACGGTACACTGTTCATGCCCATGCACGAACATTGTTCGTAGCACGGCGTGACAGCGAGGGCAATGTGTAGCACACATTTCTTGTTTGTCTGCAGCCTTCTTCATTTCTTCCCGCTTGTCAGGAATCACATCATGCCTGCGAATCTGTGACCAGTTTGGGTCTCTGAGTTTTATACTCATCCCGCCTGTATCCTGTTCCACGCTCTGAAGACCATGTCGTCTTCGGTTTTACTTTTGTCCATGTGCTGCTGCACAAGGCTTTCGATAACAGACACAGCTTCCTTCCATTCCATGCGCGGTGGAATAGACGCTATGTCTATTTCATTTGGCATTAAATGCGTGTGCATTTCGTTCTCCATCATGGTTGACTCTCCTTCATGATATCTTAGTTGGGATAAATTGTAAAATCTTATGACTCTACGGCGTCAAATACATCTATGTCGCCGATAATGTACCCTGCCTGAGTCAGGCGGCGGTTAAATTGTAACTGCCTGTTCATGGCAATCTGTTTTGCTTCGGCCTTGTTGCCAGCCCTTACTTTTTTAAAGACTTTGCATTCAACCACCAAGCAAACTTCATACTGTTTTACTTTGTTATATTTAGTCTGAGTTCGTGTTAATAATTTTTCAGTCATTAGTCCCTCCGTAAGTTAAGAAGACATTCCATAAATTTCCCGTCATATCATTTAAAGCAGCACGGGTTGACCAGTTATACAGACCACTGAAAATAAGACCTAGGGGGCAATCTGTCTTGGCATCTATGGCGTTGAAGGACGCTGTCTTTGTCGCCCTTGAGGAGGATAGCTGCTCCCCTTACAAACTATTTTAAATCTTCATGCTTCATCTTCAGGCCGCAAGTTATGCATTCCCAGTAATCACCCTGATCAAAACTATGCGTGAAAGATGTCACACTCGTTTTACACTTAGGACATTTCCCTGCTGCAATCCGCTTGGCAAATGTGCCATCACCTTGAACGATGATCTTACTTTGACTACACATACTTGCTCCAATACTCGCCCCACGCTTCTCCAACCATGTCATGTATTTCATTCATGTCTAAGTGTGGCAGCTTTCTAAAATGTGGCTCCATGGTTCTTACAAACTCATCATATGTCTCACATTCTCCGATGATTGACTCTGCCGTGTCAAGAAAATCTTCTTCTAATTGCATAGCCATAGCTTTGACCTTACCCATTTAATCCTCCTGTAGATTAAACTGACGGCGTAGCTGCCACATGCTGTTATCCAGATTTTTTACATCAGACATCCACAAATCCTGACATTCATGCAGGCTTTGCAACGCACCACTGATTGCATTATAGGCTTCCCTCACCGCCTCGCGCTGCTCTTTTGACAATTGGTCAAGTCTACCTTGCCGATCACCACGCTCTTGCTCCCGCTGCTCGTCCCAATAGGCGGACTTCTCGTCCAAAGTCCATTCATTAAAGTCTTTTGGTAAATCACTCATTAGTTTATTTCCTCTTCTATTATAGGTGTCCATCGTATGTCTCCACTCTCAATCATTCTGAGAGCCTCTTCATTGACAAGGTCTTCGAGATCTTCGACCGAAATATTGTGCGGTGCTTTCACCTCGATGAACCTTGCAATGTCGAACACATACCTTTTTTTACGAACCACGATCCACGATACCTTTGCTTGTCCCACCGTTGTATGCGCGGTTTGTCTTTGAATACATCTCCTGATGTATTTTTCTTTTAATCTTCTCGCGAACAAAAGCCATCTTCTTGGTCTCAACATCCTTGCGAACCTGACGCCTTTTTTCCTTGCTCATTTTTACTTCCGGAACCTTTAACAATTCCTTGACCTGATCATCACTAAGCATCCTTGCCTCGCATGATTATCTCCATGACCTCAGATACTGTGCCTTCGACCCACCAACCACCGTTGTTGTGATGGCCGTCATGAATCCGCGTAACCTCGCGCTCGATATTCCCGACTCTACGCACCTGACTGTACACCGTGAATGATGTGCCAGTAAAAAACATAACGCCTTCTGGTTTAAACGAGTGGGTGCATAGTCTGGTTAACACAAATGATTTACTCATCCCCAACTCCATTAAAATAAACTGTTAGCTCTTCAGAATCATCGATGTCCTCATCGATGACCTGATACATAATGTCCTTGCCATGCACGAGATCATGAATGGCCTTGATTAACTCAGCTTTGGTCATCCCCAATCCTTTCGATCTTCTTCCTCATTATAGCCCTTAGTATAGGCAACAATCTCATCCGGTGTCATGTCTTGCAGCATGATCCTCTGACCCTTGCCTGTCCCCTCCGGATACCAGTGGGGATTGAAAGAGCGACCATAGTACCTGTCCGCCGATCCACGATCCATTGGACTTCCGTGCTTGATGCTAAAACTTTGGCACATAACTTATCCCCTCCAGTTGAAAGGCTTTCACCTTCTGATACTCGCGCCATTTCGCATCGATCTCCGCTTGTGAAACCTCCTCGAATATCGCATCTCCGAACTCGCGCATAGTCCTGCGAACCTCTTCATCGACATGAATTAAACGATCATCAGTCATCACTGTTCTCCTCAAAAGCCTTCGGGGTTCTATCCCACTGAGGTTCGTTATCCTCCCACATTTCAGTGAAGACACGCTTGTCTTTCAATTCATCATAGGTGGCCTTGGTCACCTCGTAGTGACGACCAGCCCCATAGGCCATTTCGCCACAGTTCCAGTACATACCTTCCGGCAAACCGAAAGAGTCATGCTCATCGAGGCCGTACCAATCTTTGGCAATCTCTTCCATCACTTCATCAGGATCACCAGCGGTTGCGAACAGGATGGATTGTTGAACCTCGAACTCACCATACTGCTCGTCTATGTTTCCAACATAATATTTCATCACATTACCTCCTTCCAATTACGAATGTTTGTCGAGTCGTCTTCCCAAATCATCTGGGTCTGTTGGTCATACCGCTCCGGACAACCGTCCGCAGCCAGATTGAACAACTCATGCGCCATTGTATCTGCGGCCTCGACCGACTCAGCGCGAACCTCGATCTGTTTCCAGACCACCGCATTTATTTCCACAAGATAGCTTTTCATTATTCCACCTCCTCAATATCTATCCTGTCTAACTCGTCATCAACTTCTGTCGATGGGCAATAATTAGGGAATTGTGTCCATTGTTTTAAAAACAATGTTTTTGCAGCATCAGCATCTGCCGCCCAGATTTCATCCTCATGCCAAGCAATCCTTCTGGCCTTCACAATAAACTTTTCCATCCTACTGCCCCCTACCACCATTGATATTCGTAATTATAATTGTAATCAGCATCAAGCTGATGCCATGCCTGTTCATAAGCATAATCCCAGTTTGTGTGGTATCCAGTGGCTATGTCATCATCCGCAATACATTTTGCCCAATGATTTAAACTAGGCTCATGGTCAAATGGTAATTCTTCCATTAGCAATACACCCCCTAATCCAACAAAACCATATAGGCATGTGGCTCGTGCTTCATGAACCAACGACAGCCCTTACGAACTTCTTCATATAGCTTTTCCTGCAGCTTCGGATCATCGGTTTTCTCAGCTATCAATTGAGAACCCATGATAACGTCATAAACTGCGACAGCATCGGCAGGCAAACCCACCTTCTGACCACTGAATATGTTTTCACAGACCTCCGGCTCATCGCCCACGATACATTTGAATGGTAACTCCCTACCCAAAAATCCCTTAACCTCTGACATATCTTTGCCCCTTTACATAAACTACATCATCATACCAACCAGACACCGCTGGCTGACTCGTTAAACCTGTCCCCTCACACTTGGGACAAGCATTAACTTCCCTGTCACTGACAGGCACATAACCATGACCCACGCAATCATCACACACATACTGAATGCGAATTGCCGTTGATCTAGTCTTTGATTCACGATCCATGATCCATGCTCCTTGTTAGGTTGTCTAGGAATAATCCTATAGAATCCCAGCTATGTAAAGCAAAAAAACACGCTACATAGTGTTTCTGTGATATTTTTTTGACTTGCTTTTTATTTTTGTAAAATAGGCGTAACGAGCGTAACGGCGTAACGAGTAGGGTTAAACTGTTGTAATCATTAAGGCTGCTCGTTACACTGTGGTTACACTCGTTACACTTGATACTGTCGGAGTCTGACTTTTTCCCGATATTTCTTTGTTTATACTTTAATAAAATATGACAGGAACTATAATAGCAATTATGGAACAGGACGAAAAAAGAACGGTAGGCCGACCAAACGGTCAGATTTTGACAAACCGCCAGCGCGAGTTTGCTAAATATATTGTTGAGGGGATTTACTCCAACGCGGAGTGCGCCCGCAAGGCCGGCTATGCTGAAGGTCAAGCCGCTAAGACTGCGAGCCTGTTTCTGAACGGCAGGGATTTTCCGCATGTTGTCGAACTGGTCAAACAACTTCGTGAAGAAAAAGAACGCAAATACGGCGTGACGCTCATTGGTCAACTCAAACGACTGTCTGATCTTTCTAGAAATGCTGAAGAATCTGGTCAATTCTCTGCCGCCATCAACGCTGAAAAGATAAGGTCTGCGCTTGGCGGTCTTACAATTGACAGGCGAGAGCAAAACCACATTCACCAGATAGACAAACTCAGTAGAGAAGAAATTATAGCGCGGCTTTCCGAAATCCGAAAGAATCACCCCGCAGCATTCATAGAAGGCGAGGCCATCGAACATGCCCAAACCGGAACAAAACCTTTGGAACTCATTCAAGCAAGCCCTGCCGAAAAAATCGCATTGGAACAGGATTGAAAACCGAACCGGAACTGGTGCGCCTGATGTATACCTCGTCATGGATGGTGTAGCTTGTTGGGTGGAATTAAAAGTTATTATCAAGAACCGCGTCCGAATCTCACAATCACAGATCGCATGGCATCTTTCGCATGATAGGTGCGGCGGGTTGTCGTTCTTCCTAATGCGTGAGACAGGCAGCAAATCTGCGCTTCTCTTTCCATCGTCAGACGCGCTTGCGCTCTGCGAGCCTCGCGCAAAATGGCCTGATCCGATTTGTGAATGCGTCATGTCTGAAATCCCTGCGCGCCTGCGAGCCTATGCCCTAGCCGTAAATGAAAAAAGCCAAGCGGCATAAACCGCTTGGCTCTCGAGGCTTAGTGTTGAACGATTGCTATTGATTTTGCTTTTACTGATGCGCCGGCGCATAGCTTGCAAGTGTCGCACGTTGCCCGCCGGCCTGCTTCCTTACTAGCGGGGCATAAAGCTTCTGAATCTTTTATAAGTTCGTCTGTCTTTTGTATAACGCGAAATGTCCGCTTGCCTGATTGCCAAGCTTGGCGGGCTTCTGCTTCTGTGTCCGCGCTGATCATATAAAGCATTGGATCAACTTCAACCAAGCCTGACTGGTGGCTATAGCCGGTATGGCCTTTAGCTTGTGATAAAAGACTGTCCCAAATATATGACGGAACCGCTGCGCCATCGCCATATGTACCTATTCGAACCATACGACCGGCACCCAATGCAGCTATAGCTTCATGACCTTGTGCCGTTTCATATCCGCCTTTCATATAGTGTTTCCAAGTGATCAAAACGCCTTGGAATAATGCAACGTAACATGTCCGACCTTTTGCCATTTTGTATTTGCCGAATTCTGGATGCGCCGGCGTTAATGCTTCGCCTCTATGTTTACAATTTCCGCAGATTGAAAAGTCATTGCCTAGCTTGCTATTCAACATTGGATCAAGGCCGTTATCATTTAAAATGTAGGTTTGCACCATGTCGCCGGTTTTGCGATTGCTGCTTTTAACAATAGCAATAACGACAATGGGCGAGCCGTCTATAAGTGACGCGCCTTTGTATATGATCGAGTTTTGTGGTTTCATTGTAAGCCCCTCAAATGATTATGTTTTAACCTAATAAATAACAATCCCATAAAATCCCAGCCAATGCAATAAAAAAGAAACGCATGGAAATGGGAAAAACTACTATTTGTCCCAGATTAAAGCTTTTCGGCTGTTTCAGGTTTCCTTGGTTCTTGCATCGTGCACCTTGGCAGATGGTTCTATATTCATTTGCGCGTCTGGCCTGCGCCCTTTTTCTGTCAAAAGACCATGGTTCATGGTTCAAATGCCTTGGATCTTTGCGCTTTGCGCGCCCAGCCTGCGCCCCTTGTCTGTCAGGGGCGACCATAAAAGAAAAGCCCGGACTCGAAAGCCCGGGTTTGGTTCTGTTATAGTGATTCAGATTCTTGACGCGGATCGCACGGGGAAAGATGCGCCCATTCGCCGCGTTCGTTGCGCTCCGACCACATGTCGAGGAACGCCTGATGGTGATCTTCGAGCGAATAAGACTCATCGCGCGGGGTGCCTTCGTGGAACGTGTCAGAGTCTAACACATCCCAACGCGACCCCTCGTGCAACCCGAGCTCGAACGCGCGGGCTTCCGCCTGCGTGGCGAACTGGCGCGTGAAGAACTCGCGCTCGCCACGATAAGAACGCTCATCGATAAACAAAACATATGAAAGTTGAACCATGATAAAATCTCCAAGTTAAAGTTAATGGTTCATGGATCATAGCACACGGAACATGGTTCATGGTGTCATCTATTTGACACGTCAAGATTCTGACACGTCAAATTTCTGACTTGAAAAAAGCGAGGCCACAAACGGAGTTTGTGGCACACGTTCCGTGTCCCTTGCGCTCTGCGCCTCCCGCTTCGAAGTTTGGCGGGATAAAAAAAGAGGCGACCGCAGCCGCCCCAGTTGTTAACCGTGTAGGATTTCACTTAACTCACCATCCCATGCGTCATCGTTAGCACAGTGGATTGCATCGATTGGTGACATACCAGCATCATAATAGTCGCGCCATGTTGCATCAGCTAAATCGTGGATGCCAAAGCCGACGATGCTTTGTAGTTTTCTATCACACGCTTTTTCAAACGACTCGTATGTTTTGGTGTCACAAGATACATATGTCATGATCATCTCCAATAAAAGAGACCGCGCCACACTTGGGAGAACCCATCGCAGTGACGCGGTCAGTTGCCATTATGCGATGGGCTATTTGTATGCTGTTAGTGATGCGATGCGGTATTTGTATTTACCTGTCACACCGAACCGCTCACGCTCGACATTGTGAAGCCGGCGCAGATTTGGCAGCACCTTAGTCTTTACTGTGTCGGTTGTGATGCTTAGATGATTAGCAATCTGCACACGAGACTTGAAGCCTTGGCGTAAGAACTGCTCCGCCTTGACTAGCTTTTGCGCTGATACACCAAGCCGCTTGTTTAGCTCTGTCTTTGGCTCAGGATCTTCTGTGACTTGCGCCTCTTCGAACACTTCGCCTCTGACATAAGCCAGCACAACTCTTGTAACGATGCTGTTAGCATCTCTTGTCTTAACACTGTCAGACTTGTTTGCCAGTTCATTGATCCGCACAGCAGCCGATAGGATATCAAGCTTGCTCTCGATGTTGTAATAATTGTCAGTCATATTAACCTCCGATGTTGATGGTTGGGGCGACCGCAGCCGCCCCGATTGTTTACTATTCATTCTCTTCTGCGTCAGCAGCGCACTCGTCACAGGCATAGTCGCCCTCGAACTCGTTCACGATCAGCCAACAATTCTCACAGTCCATGTTTGGTTTTACAGTCATATCTACTCTCCTTAGTTAATGGATGGGATATATCCCATAATCAACAATAGCCCCTACTAGGGCAGACTGCAACAATTATTTTGTCATCTATTTGACACGTCAAGATTCTGACACGTCAAGATTCTGACACGTCAAATTTCTGACTTGAAAAAAAGCGAGGCCACAAACGGAGTTTGTGGCACACGTTCCGTGTCTCTTGTCGGGGGTTACTCCCACTGATTGGCAACCAGCTTGGCATCGCGTTAGGGGGGACCCCCTTATTTTTGGGGTGTGGTGTTACTGATTGGCTGTATAATACACTGATTGATAAATTCATTCGAATGTATTATCGTTTGGACCATGAACCTAGATGCTCTGCCAAAAGAAGTGTTACAGGAAGTTTTGCTGCTGGAAGAACAGCGCAAGCGCCTAGAGACACGCGATAAAGCCCAAGAACAGTTTATGCCGTATGTCCATCATGTATATGATGGCTTCATTGAAGGCCGGCATCATATTATCATTGCAGAAAAGCTAGAAAAAATCGCGCGTGGTGAATTAAAACGCTTGATTGTAAACATGCCACCCCGGCATTCTAAATCAGAATTTGCTTCGTATCTTATGCCTAGCTGGTTTTTGGGCCGGAATCCAAAGTTAAAAATTATTCAAGCTACCATGAATACGGAACTTGCTGTAAGATTTGGACGCAAGGTCCGAGATCTGATCGCCGACCCTATTTATGGGGAGATCTTTCCCAATACGGACCTAAAACAGGACAGCCAAGCAGCCGGTCGTTGGGAGACCAGCGCTGGCGGGGAATATTTTGCGGCTGGGGTGGGCGCTGCAATGACTGGTCGTGGCGCGGATTTGTTAATTATTGACGATCCTCACTCGGAGCAGGACGCACTTTCCCCTAGTGCTTATGATAATGCGTGGGAGTGGTACACATCTGGCCCAAGACAGCGTCTGCAGCCGGGCGGTGCCATCATTATTGTCCAGACGCGGTGGTCTAAGAAAGACATTACGGGCAGGTTACTGCAGGCTCAGGGCGTGGACACCATGACTGACCAATGGGAGGTAGTAGAATTCCCTGCGATTATGCCATCGGGGGAACCACTGTGGCCGGAATTCTGGCCCAAGGAAGAGTTACTTAAGGTAAAGGCGTCACTGTCTCCCGGAAAGTGGAATGCCCAGTGGCAACAAAATCCTACATCTGACGTTACAGCATTAGTGAAACGTGAATGGTGGAACGTGTGGGAGCGAGAAGACACCCCTAAGCTAGAGTATGTGATTCAGTCTTACGATACGGCGTACAGCAAAAAAGAGACGGCTGACTACTCTGCTATTACTACATGGGGTGTGTTTCAGCCTCGTGAGGACGGGGATCAGCATCTGATCTTGCTTGATGCGAAGAAGGGTCGCTGGAATTTTCCTGAGTTAAAAGCGATTGCTTTAGAGGAAAATGAGTATTGGGAACCGGACATGATGTTAATTGAGGCGAAGGCTTCTGGTATGCCGCTAGCGGACGAGTTACGTCTGCAGAATTTGCCGGTTACTACCTTTGCTCCGGGCCGGCGCAAAGGCGGGGGTGGGTTGGACAAAACAACCCGTATGCATATGGTTGCCCCTATATTCGAATCTGGAAAAGTATGGTATCCTGAACGTAAATTCGCTGAAGAAGTAATAGAAGAAGTTGCCTCGTTTCCAAATGGAGATCATGACGATTACTGCGACAGTATGACGATGGCTGTTATGCGGTTTCGGCAGGGCGGCTTCATTAGTTTGGACGGCGAAGAGCTTGAAGACTGGGGCCCACCTCGTAAAAGAGAATACTATTAATGGCAAAGCGCTATATAGATAAAAGTATAGATGAGCAACAGGCGGAAAGAGCCGCTGGTTTTTCCAAGCGCATGCAAAATCTCACTGAGGCTGGATCAGGTATGGTGGACCGGCTATCCCAGATGGCTACTGGTCTTGCTAAGGAAGAGGTTTTTGGCATTCCCGGGTTACTGGGGGATTTAGCGAAGCCTGCTTCAGCCATTTTAAACCCCGTTCTTTATGCCACAAATCCTAAAGTCAGTGAAAATGTAAGTCAGTTTGCAAAAGATTTTGGTGCATCGGGCCTTGCAGCAAAAGCTGGTGTAGAGCTTTCTGACGAGTTCTTTGATGAACAGGGGGAACTTCGTCCAGAGATGGCTGGCAGGTTTCTGGCTCCCGGCGCGTTATATGCTAAGGTTGCAACCTTAGCGCCAAAAGTGGGCCGTGGACTTCAGGACCTTGTATCGGGGCTCAGGGATAATGATTTTTTTCCTCCGAACGGACCGCAGTTGAACCCTGTGACGGTGGCTCCTGATCCACGGACCACGTTTCCTATGGATAAGGCTCCTGTCCCAGAAACTTCTGTAATGTTAAATGAGGCTCGTGGTACAGGGTCCACGGACGCTAGACTTGTTGACTTGATTTCTAAGGGCGATATCAACACTCCGGAAGATATAAAGAGTTTTTTCCCTGACTTCCGGATTTTAAATCCTGAAGATTTTCCAAGTCAGGACAAGTTTGAGTATGCAGAAAAGTCCGCTCAGTACAAACTGATAAACCAGTACAGGGCCAGCCCTAAAGAAAAAAAGATTAAAAAGACATTAGCCCCTAATCCGGAAACCTACATGATTAGTGAAGAGGGTGCATCGATGATTGGCGATGCACATTCACCACTTCTTGATGTTTTGAAAAAAATGGATATTCCTCCCGGGGGTATAGCCGGGTCGTCTGTGATAGAGCAGGTAGGTAAGCAGTTAAGTAATCGCAGAAACATTGAACTTCAGCAGTATGGTTTAGTGGATTATTTTTCAAAGAATGCGGATAAAAAGTTTTCGCGGGAAGAACTAATCGAAACTTTTGACACTGTGGCGCCTAGTATTGATGTTAAGACTGTCATGGAAACAGACCTGCAGACTGCTGGTGTGCCAAGTCTTGCTTATCAAACGCCCGACGGCGTTACTGACGCTGCAGCCCCTGACGGGCACGGCGTTATTGTGTTTGGCAACCGAAAAGGTGCTCAGGTTGGTGGTGTAAAGCTAAAAGGTGTGCCGGGTCACGACTATTTCAAAGATGACATTAGTGGTTTCTTTGGTCAGGTGCGTTTTAGCATCGTACCGGATCCGTACAACCCGGATTCCGGTCGGAGATACATGAGCCTAAACGAGTTTCAGGCTGATCTTATTAGAGGTTTAACCGATCTGGCGGAGGGGCGTGACACATCATATGCCCGGAGAATGATTCAGGATCAGCGTGTACCGTTGACCCCGGGCGAAAAACTGGCTCTCAAGGAGATAGATACAAGTCTAGAAAAATCTAACTATTCCCAAATGGAAAAAACAGCAACGCAACTAGACGAGGAAGCACGGCAAATTCAAGGAAAAGGGGAATATCGTTTAGGTCTTCGTGCAGACGGCGCACCATCTCGTCAAAGAGCGGAGTCACGCAATAGATTTGATATCGCTCTTCGTGCGCTTAACGAAGGGCTTGCTGATCGCAAAACTCCGGAGCAGGTAGAAGAGTTTTTATTAAGACTTTTAGGGGATGACAACACCACAAGTAACACAGTTCTTAGAGATAGCCTCACCCAGATGTGGCGACGATCAAACGCAACTGCAGTATCGCGCTTACAGGCGATGTCTGACGCGGGCATAGGCTCGGCCATGCCCGGCATGTTGCGTAAAATGATTAAGGAAAAAGACACCTTGGCTGAATTCCAGAAGGAAGCGCTTTTTGACGAACTTCAGCAAATTGAAGGCGTTTTTGATATGAATAGAGTGTTAGAAGATGCTACCCGTTATTCGGAAGACCTTACCAAAGCATTTTTAAAGGGTGTTGAGGGGGACAACTCAAGTATAGTTATTGGTCTAAGTGGTAAAAAGGTTCAAAATGCTCGTTCGCAACTGTCCCGCGACGAAGTCTTGGCTGCGCTACCGGACGGCTGGTATGAGAAAACAGTAAACGATCTTGTTGAAAAGTACAAAGCCACAGACAAGCAAATAGGTTCAGGTAAATTTCCATATAAAAACATGCGTGGATATTCGCGCGTTAACAACATAGGCACTAATGATACTCGCAGGACTGCCGAGGCTGTGGTAAATGATGTTCTTGACTACATGGGTAACGCACCGGGGTCTTCGCTCACTGGCGCTAGAACGCTAGGCACCAACTTTAAAAACTGGCTGGACAAAAAGAACTACTTTAATGCTGCAGAAAAGCGTCTTAGTGAAATTGACGGACTACGTCCGTCTGATATCGACATACAGGAGGCAAAGCAGGATTTTTATACTGACGTTCTTCAGAAAAGCGGCATAGAAAATGTTGCTGACGTTCTTCAGCTTCGAGACAAAACCATCCGCTCTGGTGGTACATCAGGGTATATACAAGACGTTCCGTTTAAAACACAAAACGCATTTAATCAATTTGCTCTTCGTGCAGCAGTGCGGGAAGCTGAAAAACTTGGTTTAGACGGAGTTGTGGTGCCTGATTGGGCGGACATGTCTGTTATGCCGGGAAGATTAGATAGCACTGAGTTTACAATCGGTACAAACACTGACGTAACCATTCCCATTTACACAGATGTAGCGACCAAAATAGATGAGGCAGTAAAAAAACAAACGGATTTTCACACACAAGAGGGGTCATATTATATACCTGACGAAAACTATCTTCCTGTAAAAGACATAAAAGAAATAATAGATAGCATTGAAGACCCAAAACAAAAAGAAGCAATAGTTGAATTAATGCCTTCAAACACATCCTCAGATCAGTTTGCAAAAACCACATTAAAATCATACGCCCGTGGTGAGGAATTAGGTGAGTATTACCCCGACATTGCGGAGGATTTAGTTGACGTAGGTATAATGAAAAACACAATTCAAGGTCTTCTTGACACGGGTAGAGAGCAAACCAAAAAATACAGAGCTTTCAAAACAAACTACGGTGATGTTCTGGACGCAGGATTACAACGATTAGTTTCGGAAGGTGTTACTGTAGAAAACAAACCGTTTGGTTTATATAACCCAAGAGAAAATAAAATAGAGCCGTTTGGTGACATTAAACGCCCTGCCCGCGTAATTGAGCTAACAGGAAAAACAAAAGACATTGCCAAAAAAGTGCCTAGCGCTTACAATAAGGGCGGTCACGTTGATGTCCGTGGCGGCATTGGTGCTATGGCTAGGAGGGTAATGTAATGTCTGACAAAGACAAAGTTCGCATTGACGGACGTACAATGAAACAAATAAGGCAAATAGCGCAAGAAGATGTGACCAAGCTTACGGATAAGCAGTGGGAAGCATGGAGCAAATCTGCTAACAGCAAAGCAGCGGGCGGCATGGTTAAGGGCTTTAGCCCTATTGCCCGTCCACAAAGATTTAAGGGAGTATTCTAATGGCGCCTCGTTCACCACTAAAAAAGAAAAACAAAAAAGAAGGTTCTGATAACTACAGCAAGAAGCCTACGCCGGCACCTAAGATTAGCCCAGCAATTGGCAAAAAACTCACAGATGGTAAAAACACTATTACTAATATGCCAGACCACAAAGAGATACAGCGAACGCACAGACGTAAGCGTGGGCAGGATGAAGGCATTGAGCGAGCGAGTTCAGGCAAATATTATATGAGTAAAAAATGCGGCGGCGCCGTACATAAAGCTCGTGGCGGAACATTTAAAGGAACATTCTAATGGCACCTAAAGCTCCTAAAACACCGAAGAAGAAAAAAAACAAGAACATAAAAAATACATCCGCTGCTGATGTTGTAGCAATGGTAGCGCCGCATCTTCAGGATATAATAAATTATGGGGCACACGGGACTGCAATACTTGGAGCCGGAGCTTTAGGTTATGTTCCGTACAAGCTTAGAAAAATAGAGGAAGAGTCCAAGAGTAAGGGTAAAAAACAAGGCGGGGCTGTACTAAAAGCTCGTGGCGGAACATTTAAAGGAACATTTTAATGGCACTACCCCCACAAATGGTTGACATGGCAATGGGCCCGGGCGGCCCATCTGACTTAATGCCTGAAGAAATGCAGGTTGAACTTCCGGGTTTTGAGGACGAGCTACCACCGGGCATTGAGATTGCAGGTGAAGAAGAGATGGTCGAGGTTCAGACTGAGGAGTATGACCACAATGCCAATCTTGCTGAGGTCTTAGATGATTCCGTTTTGCAGGAAATTTCGTCTGATCTACGGGCTAAAATTAAAGAAGACCAAGATTCCCGCGATGAGTGGGAAGAAGCTATTTCAAAAGGTCTGGGGCTTCTTGGTATTAACTATGAAGAGCGGACCGCGCCTTTCTTGGGGGCGTCTGGGGTGCATCACCCACTATTGTCTGAAGCAGTAACGCAGTTTCAAGCACAGTCGTATAAAGAAATGCTACCTTCTGGCGGCCCTGTTAAGACACAAATTCTTGGCACACCAACCAGAGAGACGGAAGATCAGGCGCAGCGTGTTGAAGATTTTATGAACTATCAGATTACTGAGGTAATGGAAGAGTTCGATCCAGACACTGATCAGATGCTTTACTATCTGCCACTGACTGGTTCTACATTTAAGAAAGTATACTTTGACCCCACAAAACAACGCGCTGTGTCAAAGTTTGTGCCTGCAGAAGATTTGATTGTACCCTACACTGCGTCTGACTTACGCACCGCAGAACGGGTAACTCATGTTTTCCGCATGACTGAAAACGAAATTAGAAAACTGCAGTTTGCAGGGATTTACAAAGACGTAAATATTTCACCAGTTGAAGAGAGCGAAGATGAAGGAAAAATTCATAACCGTGCTAACGAGCTTACGGGAATACGTCCTAACTATGGGGACGATGTCTATACATTATATGAAGTCCACGTTGATCTCGACCTTGAGGGGTTTGAAGATACTGACATGCAGGGCGATCCCACGGGCATTCGGTTACCTTATATTGTTACCATTGATGAAGGTTCTGGAGAAGTTCTTAGCCTTGTTAGAAGCTATCGTGAAGCGGATCCCTTAAGGCGTCGCAGACAATATTTCACACACTATAAGTTTTTGCCGGGTTTTGGGTTCTACGGCTTTGGTCTTCTGCACACAATCGGTGGGTTGTCTCGTGCGGCGACCTCGATTTTGCGTCAGTTAATTGATGCGGGAACTTTGTCGAACCTGCCGGCTGGATTTAAAGCTAGGGGCGTTCGTATTCGTAATGACGATGAGCCGCTGTCCCCCGGCGAGTTCCGTGACATTGACGCTCCCGGCGGCGATCTTAAAAACTCTATTATCCCGCTGCCTTACAAAGAGCCGTCAGCTACACTTGCCCAGCTTCTTGGTGTAATTGTAGATTCTGGTCGTCGTTTTGCACAGGTGGCAGACTCAAAGGTAGCCGATGTTAACTCACAGGCTCCTGTTGGGACTACGGTTGCATTAATTGAGCAGGGTTCAAAGGTAATCTCTAGCATTCACAAGCGTCTGCACTACGCACAGAAGCAAGAGTTTAGAATGCTGGCGGAGGTTTTTGCCAGTAACCCGATGCCTTATCCTTACTTTGTTGGGCAGAACATTCCCCCAGAGATTATGCAGCAGGACTTTGATGGGCGGATTGACATCTTACCAGTGTCTGACCCGAACATTTTCTCAATGTCTCAGCGTTTGTCTTTGGCGCAGACTCAGCTTCAGTTGGCTCAGGCAGCGCCGCAGCTTCACAATCAGTATGAAGCCTATCGCCGGATGTATGATGCGTTGGATGTAAAGAACATTGATGCAATTCTGCCAGCACCGCAGCCGCCACAGCCCATGGATCCTGCAAAGGAGAACTCTGCTGCATTGAAAGGGTCGCCGTCACAGGCATTCCCACAGCAAGATCATAGGGCGCACATTCGTGTACACGCATCTATGATTCAGTCCCCGGCTATTCAAGCTAACCCACAGGCGTTTTTGATTTTGCAGTCTCATGTTCAGGATCATGTTTCTCTGTTTGCTCGGGACATTGTGCAGGAAGTGTTTAAAAACGCTATGCAGCAGGCACAAATGGCCGGCGAACCAATCCCACAGATTGATCCAAACGTAGTTGAGGCTATGGTTGCACAGCAAACGGCTGAAACACTGGAGCAGCTAGCGCCGCTCTTAATGCCGGCACAGCAGCCTGATCCGCTTGTAGAAATCCGCAAGCAGGAGCTAGAGATCGATCAACTGGAAGTTCAGCGCAAGATGCAGAACGATACAATGGACTTCCAAATTGATCAGGCTAAGTTGCAACAGGCAGCTAACCTAGCCATGCAGCGGATGCAAACACAACAGGGTATCGCGGATGACCGGAATGATGTGAATATCTATCGCATCAACACACAGGCCGGGCTAGCTAGGAACCGTGGACAGTGATCATGTGGGACATGCACAATCGCACGACTAAAGAGCAGGCTGAAAGGAATCGTAAAAGATGCTCCAAGCACTAATAGGTCCGGCTACCGACTTGATCGGTAAGTTTGTTGAAGACAAAGACCAGAAGAACAAGCTGGCGCATGAGATTGCCACTATGGCGGAGCGTCATGCACAGGAGCTTGCCAAGGGTCAGTTGGCTATCAATGCTGAAGAAGCCAAGTCACGGAACTTGTTCGTGGCGGGTTGGCGCCCGAGTGTTGGCTGGTGCTGTAGCTTGGCCTTGTTCGCTCACTTTTTGGTCTTCCCTACTATGGATGTAGTAACTGCCTACATGGGCGTTGAGCCAGTAGCTTATCCTCAGTTTGATATGGACAGCTTGATGACTGTCTTACTGGGCATGCTTGGGCTTGGGGGGATGCGTAGCTTCGAGAAGGCCAAGGGTTTAACAAAGTAATGGCTAAAAAAGTAGACAGCACCCCCATCCGTCGCAAGCGCATTCGGCGTCCGGGACAGCATAAAAAGAATATGAACAAACGCAACAAAGTCAAGACTTTCTTTGGGTAGTTATGGTGAGCGTAGAGACTTTTCTTAAATGGAAGATTCTGCCACGCTTTATGATGTTGGCTAGCACCATAATGTCATGGCGTTGTGCTGAGTGGTTCATGGCCTTGGACGTTCCGACTGCTGCTCAGTCGGCATTCGTGTCTGTGGTCATGGGTGTTATGACTGGTGTTTTTGGGATTTGGATGGGTCATGAGCACAAAGGTTAAAAGCCCGTGCGTGGGTATTTGTGTGTTAGACAAAGAACGTGTAAGATGTATTGGCTGTGGTCGTACCATAGACGAGATAATTAGTTATGGCAAAACTAGGGTAGAAGACTGATGTATGCTCCAATGAAAATGGGATTTCCTACGGGCATGGCTGGGGGTGGTATCACTCAGTTCTTGCAGCCGTTGCAGGAATATTTATCCCAGCAAGTTGTGCAGCAGCAGGTTCAGCCCTTTATAACTGAGGTTTCTGATGAGGCGCAGGAAAGATTTAATCTTGGCGGCACCGGCAGCAACGACATATTTAGTAACGACATATTTGATAATAATATGTTTCAGGGTAATAGCGGTGGCATAGGTACGTTACCATCAAACGACCTACTTCCGGCTATTAAAGATGCTCAAGCGTTGTATGGTGGAAATGAACCTATGCCGGGTATTGCACCCGATCCGAGGCCACTAATGAACGGTTTCCCATCGCCGAATGAACCTATGCAGCCGGCAGTCCCAGATATCGATCAGGGTTTTTTTGACTCAGATGAGTATCTTAATTTTATGAGTAAGCCTCAAATAGGTACACAAGATATTTATATGAGTCGCTATTTTGGTCAGATGGGTTCTGGTAGCTTGGGCGGTATGCAAGAAAAAGCATATGAAGACTATCTACGGCGCACGGGGCAGACCGATAAAATTATGGATACCAATCCTTTTGCTCCTACCGTGGGTATGCTCTCTACGCAACCTACGCAGCTTCCGGGGCCTAGACTTCCAACTTTTACAGGTACAGGAAATGACGGCTTTGGAAGCGCTTCACAGGGGCCGTTAGATTTTTATAACCCTTCCGTTGGGCCAATGTATGGGCCAGAAGGAACTTACTCTTTAACTGGTGGTCCACGACCTGTCTCGCAGGATCCGTATCAACGGACCCTATTTTCTGGAGCGGTGAATCAATAATGGCGAAGGTAAGATTAAATCAGTTTGCGGAAGACCTTGGTATTAACCGTTCCTCTGCACAGAAACTTATGAAAAAGGCTCGAGGCCGCAAGGATGGCGGGTCAAATGTAATTAAAAAATATTCCCCGGGGCTTCAAGATCGTATGAAACGGTTTGAGGATGCCGAGCGTATTTTCAGAGAAGACACAAAGATTGGAACAAAAATGGAAAAATCATCTTCAAAACCAAAGTCCAAGCGTAAGGCTTTTGATGAGTATTACGAAAAGCACGGCGAGGTTCATCCGAAAGACCCTCGGACAAAGCGTGATCATCCTATGAACCGTGAAGGTCGCCCGCTTGTCACAGAGACCGAAGACATTGTCGAAGCCAAGGCTGGCAAGTATATGGCTTGCGGCGGCTATGGTAAAGCAATTCAAGGCACGAAGTTCACCGGAGTTAAGTAATGGGTAACTGGAACCAAGGTTCATCTGGTCTGTCCGATGAGGATATGGATCAATCTCTACAGCAAGATATTGCTGCGGCTAATTTTGCTGCATCGGGGGGAGATCTTGGTGACTATACCTTTGGCGGAAACTTTGTAAACGACGCTGACAACCCGGGCTACACTGGTACTTCGACCAATATGAACCAAGCTGTAGCAGACATGCAGGGTCTTTTTAATACTCAACGTGGAATTACTGCCTCGAATCCATATGGTAAAGAGGGCTTTTTTAGCCGGGTTTTGGGTATAGACCCCAGTAAGATCGACTATTCAGGTAATATGGATCTCAATACTCGTATGGGTATTGCTAGGAACCAGTTTTCTAAGTACATGAACCCTCAAAATGTAAAGGGTCAAATTGGTTACAATGACGCTTATGACACGGCTGAAAAAGGAAAGCTTCGTGCAGGAGTGCAGGACGCAGGCTACCAAACAGTTTACGGGCCTGTGATGGAACAGGCTCGAAAGCAAGGCATAGGTGAAATGCTTGCTCGTGGAGCGATGGGTCTTTTTGGTGGCCTTCCGGGGTTGGCGTTGGGTCAGATAGGTACACAAGAATATGGCTTGCCGGGGGTGGATGGTTTTGACTCATTCAACCCCAATAACCCTCGCGCGGGTGGCGGCATTTTGGGTAGTATGATGCTTGGCGGCCTCAATACAAGTCAAGCAGCGGCTCAAGCAGCACAGGCAGTAGATACTCTTCGGGCAAGGTTTTCCCCAAACCTTGCCCCTACCACTAACGCTGGCATAGGATCTTTGACCCCAGCTAACTATGAGACAAGAGCCGACATCCGTAATCGTGTGACACCCACTGCTCCAGCGATGGGCTCGGTGTTTGAGGTTGATGGGCGATCTTTTATAGCAGGGAAAAACGGTCCTATCGAACTGTCTGGAGTTAGTTTACCTAACTTTCGTTCATCTCGTCCAACCGAAGCTACGATTGACAAGGGGCAAGGCCAAATTTTGGGTGTGCAAGATTATTTTCAAAATCAATTCGCCGCTCCTGCCAATCAATCTGAAACCCTCACGGATAAGATGAACCTAGGTTTGAGAGATAGCCGACTCGGCACCCCTTCAGGAATACAAAATACGGGACTTTTTGGTGAGAATCCTAAAGCTGCCGGTTTTCGGACTATCGGGGAAATGATACAGTCGGTTATTAACGAAGAAAATTTACCTGACAATCAGAACATGTACGGCTCGGGAACGCCAGACCTAAATGATATTTTGAATATGTACGGCATGGAGACAGTTGGACAATGAGAATTGAAATTAAACTAATCCCTGACGGGCTTGATCTAGGAAAAGCAATTCAAGATGGCATCCCTGTAGACAAAATGCAGGATGCATGCCCTATTGCCACGCAGGATCTTGAGACTAACGAAGAGAACAAGCGCCTTGCCATCAAAGAACATCAGTACGGCCCGGCAGTTAATCCAGAAGAAAGCTGCGGTGTTTGCGCTGTATTCAACATTACAGAGCATATGCAGCAGTGTATGAAGGACGAAACCGGAGAAATCGGTTATTGTCAGTTGCTTAAGTTTATGTGCAGTGCTAGAAACAGTTGTGCAGCATGGGAAGAGGGCGGTCCATTGACGGACATGCCGAACGAGCATGGATCTACATGTGCTTGTGGTAAGCCCGACTGCGACTGTGGAGAGTAAATGGACGTATCTCTTTTTGTTTCAAGGTACAGAAAAGCCTTGAAAAACCGCATAGAAGACATTAGTGTCTCTATAACAAGTGGTAGTGTTTCCAACATGGAAAATTACCGCGCATCCGTAGGTGAGATTCAGGGGCTCACCTATGCACTTGATGAACTTCACGCCCTGCTACAGAAGGTTAATTATGACGACGACTCTGATAGTACCTGACTACATCCTCGCGCAACGTGAGGCAAAAAAGAAAGCCGAAGAGGCTGCAAAACAAAAAACCCTAAAAGAAAGAATTCCGCAACCCACTGGTTGGCGTTTGCTCGTCATGCCGTATATGGGTCGTGAGAAGACTGAAGGTGGGGTTTATGTACCTGATCAAGCAAGAGAGCGTGAGGCACGAGCCACTGTCGTAGCTTATGTACTAAAGGTAGGACCTTTGGCATATAAGGACGAGGATAAGTTCGGCGACGCTGGACCGTGGTGTTCTGAGGGCGATTGGGTATGTATCGGAAGATATGCTGGTTCTCGATTCCAGATTGAGGGTGGCGAAGTCCGGATTATTAACGATGATGAAGTCATCGCAACCATCGTCGATCCAGACGATATAAAAACATACGGAGCTTAGTATGCAAGAAGAACTACCCGAAAAAGAAGAACTAGAAATTATAGCCGAGGACGAAGAAGGTGGTGAGGTTGAAGAGCAAAAGGAAGAGCTTAAAGCTGAAGACCAAGCAGAGTCTAAGGACGATGATGATGAATTAGAGAATTATTCCGAGTCTGTTCAGCGCCGTATTCGTAAGCTTACAAGCAAGTATCGTGAAGAAGAGCGGCAGAGACAGGCGGCTATTGAATACGCTGAAGCGGTAAAAAGACAAAATGATGAGCTACAGCATCGTCTAACAAAATTAGACGAGTCTTATGTTGGTGAGTTTGGGACGCGGCTAGAGTCTCAGGTGATAGCAGCAAAAGAAGCTTACAGAAAAGCTCATGACGAGGGTGATGTTGACGCCATGTTTGAGGCGCAAGAAAACATCAGTCGTCTTGCAATGGAGCGGTCTCGCTACGATCAAATCAAACAACGTAATGAGGCAGCACCCGCCCGTCAACAAGCTCCTCAAGAAGTTCCAGCACAAGCTCCACAAAGAGCGGCGCCGGCTAGGCCAGATCCAAAAGCTGAGGCTTGGGCGGAAAAGAACAACTGGTTTGGGCAAGATCAGACCATGACATATGCTGCTTTTGGCATACATCGTCAATTAATTGAGGATGAGGGGTTTGACCCAACGTCCGATGAGTACTATACTGAGTTAGATCGCAGAGTCCGTGTTGAGTTTCCACACAAGTTTCAGAACTCAAGACGGGATGCGGGACCCAGAGTCGCTTCTGCTGAGTCCACGGCTTCTAAGTCGTCATCTAAGGGGCGCAGAACAGTTAAATTGACTCCTTCGCAAATATCAATTGCGAAACGTCTGAATGTTCCGCTTGAAGAATATGCAAAGTATGTGAAGGATTAAACAATGGCTGATAGAACAACTCGCGAAGCAACAACTCGCGCAAAAACTACACGGCGTAAGCCGTGGACACCGCCTTCTAAGTTGGAGGCACCGGAAGCACCAGCAGGCTACAAGCATCGTTGGATTCGTACATCTATTCGTGGCGAAGATGACAAGTTGAATGTGAATGCAAAGATCCGGGAAGGGTGGGAACCAGTAAGGGCAGAAGAATATCCTGAACTGGCCGACCGTTATCCAACGATTGAAGATGGTAAACATGCTGGAGTTATCGGGGTAGGCGGACTAATGCTTGCTCGAATTCCAGAAGAAACGGTAGATGAAAGAACTGAATATTTCCGGGAGCAGACCCGCAATCAAATGAAAGCCGTGGACGATAACCTGATGAGGGAACAACACCCCTCAATGCCGATTCATAATGAACGGAAAAGTCGTGTATCATTCGGGGGCAAGGACTAACCCCCACACTTGATAAGGAGTAAGCAATGGCAAACACTAATGTTGCCTTCGGCCTCAAGCCGATCAATACTGCCGGTAGCACACCTGCTACTAGCGGTACAAACGCATACTTCATCGACAGCAGCGCAAGCGCGATCTATCAGGGGTCAATGGTGAAAGCGGATAACGGTGGTGAAATCGTTATTTGTTCTGCAACCGGTGACACTGAGGCTCCCGTAGGCGTATTCGCTGGCTGTGAGTATGTTTCTTCCGTGACTGGTAAAAAGGTCTTTTCAAATTATTGGCCCGGTTCGGGTGCGAACACAAACTTCGATATTATCGGATATGTGTACGACAACCCGATGCAGCGCTTTATAATTGCGACAGACGCAACCATCACAAACAAAGCTACTGCTGTAGCAGCCATTTTTGAGAACTCACAGTTCAATAGTGGCGCAAGCGGCAGCACAACCACTGGCATTTCTAGCGCACAGCTTGATGTTGCAACTCTTGACGCAGCCAACGCTTCTCTTCCTTTGAAGATTGTTGGTATTCTTGATGATCCAGAGAATGCAGACTTCACTGCCGCCGGTATTCCTATGATTGTGATGCTTAATAACCACGCACTGCTTCAGTCTAATTCTGAAGCTGCAATCGCTTAAGGGAGTTTAGATATGGCTATTTCTCGCGCACAACTCGCCAAAGAACTAGAGCCCGGTCTAAATGCTCTCTTTGGTATGGAATACAACCGGTACGAGAACCAGCATTCCGAAATCTTCGACACAGAGTCATCTGACCGTGCGTTCGAAGAAGAGGTAATGTTGTCTGGATTCGGGGCTGCACCGACTAAAGGTGAAGGCACAGGTGTATCATATGATGATGCACAAGAAGCCTACACTGCTCGGTACAACCACGAGACAGTTGCTATGGCCTTCTCAATCACTGAGGAAGCTGTAGAAGACAATCTCTATGATCGTCTAGCATCTCGTTACACTCGTGCCCTCGCTCGTTCGATGGCACACACAAAGCAGGTTAAAGCTGCGGCTATCCTGAACAACGCATTCTCTGCCGGCGCATTTGCTGGTGGTGACGGTGTTGCTCTGTGTGACGCATCACACCCGCTTACATCTGGCGGCACTTTTGCCAACGAGCCGGGCGTCGCTGCTGATTTGAACGAAACTTCTTTGGAAGACGCTCTTATCAACATCGCAGGTTTCGTGGATGAGCGCGGCCTGATTGTTGCCCTTCGTGGCATGAAGCTGATCATTCCTCGTCAGCTTCAGTTTGTTGCCGAGCGTTTGCTCGTATCAAACCTTCGGGTTGGTACAGCCGACAACGACATCAACGCCATCAAGTCTTCAGGAATGCTGCCAGAAGGTTATGTAGTCAACGACTTCCTAACCGACACTGACGCCTTCTTCATCAAGACTGATGCGCCAAACGGCTTCAAGCACTTTGAGCGCATGGCTTTGTCAACTGCAATGGATCCAGACTTCGACACTGGCAACATGCGGTTTAAAGCTCGTGAGCGTTACAGCTTCGGCTTCTCAGACCCACGCACTGTGTTCGGTTCACCGGGCGCATAAGCGTAGGCAAAATGAATACAAAGGGCGGCTTTCGTGCCGCCCTTTTTTTGTGTATAATAAGTCATCCCTGACAGCCGCATGGTGCGGCTGACACTAGCCACGACAGGAGATCTAAATGGCTCGTACAACTTTTTCGGGTCCACTGAAGGTAGATACCGCCTTCTGGGCCACCCCAATCCTTTTTGCAAACCTGCCTGCGGCTTCAGCCGACAACGAAGGCTACATTTACTATGTATCAGATGCTCGTAAGGCTGCTGAAGGTGCCGCTGCTGGTACAGGAAACCTCGTGTTTTCTGACGGTTCAAACTGGATTCGTGTAGATACCGGCGCAACCGCTGTTGCATAAGGAGGCTTAAATGGCTGGTCCAGTAAAAGCCTATAGTGCTACAGCGACAGGGGCAGTAGGTCCGGGTCGCTCACGCATTAAACAGATTGTTATGTACGCTACCGCCGCTGGTGCGTTTACGCTAACCGACGGCAACGGCGGTGCGACATTGCTTACACAAAAATTTCCTGCCGGTCAGAATGCTCTTAACATTCCGGGCGACGGTATAATTGCTGAAAGCGGTGTTTATGTAAGCGCAATCTCGGGTACAGGTGCCGAACTAACAATCTTTTTGGCGTAAAACAATGTCTGTCCACGAGATACGATCTATATCTCAAGTCGGCACAAGCGAACCGTTTGAGCTACAGGTCGCTCGTGGGCAGATTTCGGGTCATAAAACTGTCTTTAAGTTTGGCTACAACGCTTCTGTTGGAGACTCTAAGGAAACCATTTGGGAACAGGGCGGTTTATACGCTTATCCCGCATCAGCCACAGTAATGACTATATCAAGCAGTTCGGCTAATGACACTGCCGCAGGAACTGGTGCAAGAACAGTAGAAGTTTTTGGCCTAGATGCGGATTACAACGAAATAAACGAAGTTGTCACACTGAATGGGCAAACTGCTGTTAACACC